CGCTACTGGTGGCACAGGCGGTACTGGCGGCACTGGTGGAATAGGATCCACCGGTTCGATAGGATCTGTAGGTAGTAGAGGTTCTATTGGTGGCACTGGCGGCACTGGCGCTACTGGTGGCACAGGCGGTACAGGCGGTACTGGCGGCATAGGATCTACTGGATCAATAGGATTCACAGGTGGCACTGGTGGAACCGGCGGAACAGGTGGTACTGGAGGAATAGGAAGTACGGGTGCTACTGGTAATCCATTCGGGGGAGGAACGTTTACTGGAGACGTTACTTTTCAAGGTCTTGCTACAAGTCAAAAAGGTGTTTCTGATGTAACTGGTTCTGCAAATAACGCTACTCCATTAAGATTAACTCATCCAGGAGGCGGAGCTTATGCGACTAATGCAGCATCAATAACAGGAGCAATAAAAATAAGACTCCCTTTAAATGCTTATCGTTCTAGCACAATGATGAGAATGACTGTAAAAATTTATCTTTATAGCGGCGGATCTACAGGTAATTCAAGAACAATAGACATTGGTGGTTACAATTATAACTTAGGTGGATGGTACAATATATTTGCTTATCAAAATTCAATGAATGGTGTGGCCGCATTGAATGTTAGATTTGGTTTTGAAGGTGGATATAACGTAATTTGGATTGGAGAAACAAATACTGTTTGGGATTACCCACAAGTATTTATAGAAGATTTTCAAGCGGGTTACAGCGCTACCGATCAAAGTAGGTGGGCTAGCGGTTGGGATATTAGTTTTATAACAACTTTTGGCACTGTTGAAAATGGTCCTATAACAGCGGCTCTTTCTATGGGCTCAACAGGAAGTACTGGCGGCACAGGCGGAACGGGAGGCACAGGTGGAACAGGCGGAATTGGATCAACGGGATCTACTGGCGCTACAGGAGGAACTGGTGGCACTGGCGCTACTGGTGGCACAGGCGGTACTGGCGGCACTGGTGGAATAGGGTCCACCGGTTCAATAGGATCTACTGGATCAATAGGATTCACAGGTGGCACTGGTGCTACAGCGGCACTGGTGCTACAGGCGGCACAGGCGGTACTGGTGGAATAGGATCAACTGGGTCGATAGGATCAACTGGGTCGATAGGATCATCAGGAGCTACAGGAGGTACTGGCGCTACTGGTGGTACTGGTGGCACTGGCGCTACTGGTGGCACTGGTGGCACTGGTGGAATAGGATCGACCGGTTCGATAGGATCTGTAGGCAGTAGAGGTTCTACGGGTTCATCAGGAGCAACAGGTGGCACCGGCGCTACAGGCGGTACAGGCGGTACAGGCGGTACAGGGGGCACAGGCTCAGCGGCTATAACAAATAATACTGATAATAATGTTTTAACTGCTACTGGCTCAGCTACAATAAATGGTGAAGTTAACTTACAATTTGATGGTAATAATTTCTATGTTAATGGCGCAGTAGTACAAGATAGCGCATCACAATCTATTAGCGGGACCGCTGCTCTTACAATTGACGTTCAAGCTGCGAACTTGCATGTGATATCAGTTGCGGCAGGAACGGTAACATCGAGTATAACATATAACAACAGAGGTAATAATCCGAAAGTTAATACTTTAATTTTAGTATTTAAATATTCAGGTACACATACTATTACATGGACTAACGTTTTATGGGCAAATAATACAACTCCAACAGTAACAGGCGCAAACACTTACGCTGACGTATATATGTTAACATCTTATCAAGGTGGCGCAGGCACTCCAAGTTGGATTGGAACGGTTGTCGCGCAAGGCTTAATAAGTACAACTCTATAATCTATGCTTACAAGTATTGCATCAAATTTAAACGGAAGCGCCTTCCCATACAACCCTTCCGCCGCAGCTACGGTTAACAGATTTAATTTAAGCCAAGGTAGAAGTTATAACCCAAAGAAATCTACCAGCAACTTTTTAGATGTATCTGGTAATGGTGTAGTTGGGACAGCGTATTCTGTATCAAATGAATATTACCCATGGAAATATGGTGGCATGGTTTATTTAAATAACACTACAGGTTATAACCCAACACCAGGTAGCGGTCAAACTATTTATTTAAATGTTGGCACTACCAATGAATATACATTTATAGTAGCATGGGAATATGTAGCGTCTAATTTAACATACGGCGCAGATATCATAGCAGGTGCTTATGCTAATAGTACTCACGACTGGTGGATTGGGCAGGTTGATTATAATCCTGCTAACCCTTATCGTTATTCCCGGAATGGCACAGGTTATACTTTAGGAGGTGCTCCAGTAGCTGGGAGACGTTACATTGCAGTAGTTGGGAATAGCTTTGCGACAAACACTGGATATTTTTATTTATTTGATAGTGCTGGTAATTCGAATAGTAACGTTAGCATTGGCGGTGTTGCGTTAAACACATCAGGTAAAATTGCTCTTGGTAGATATGGAGACTATGGATTTGATAACTATATGCCTAGATGCTATTTCGGAGATGCAATTTATAGTAGCACATTTTTATCTGGCGCAAATGCTTTAGCAATAAAAGATCAAATCAAATACAGATACGGAATAACAGTTTAATATGAACACGAATCTTTACTTTTTAATTCAAAAAAATTCAGACGGATCTATCACGATTCTAAATGGACCAGATTATTTGCCTATTACTTTCCTTAATGTTAGTAATTTTAATAATCTTGAAAAAGACGCGCCTCAATTACTAAAAAATCTAGATTGGCTAGACAGGCCCACGTTAAGTTTTTGGCAGGCTGTTATTGGAGTTAAGCCAGTAGGCGTTTTTAGTAAAAAAATTGTATCTGAAAATAATGTAAACCCTGAATCAGAAACAGTAAATGTTGTCTATATCGAAGTAGATTTAACACCTCAAGAACAAGAGGAAAAAAAACAACTTCTTAAAAATAGATACACCCCAGTAAGAGACTCTTGTTTGAAACTCACAGACTTCACTCAGTTAGCCGACGCTCCTATTTCCGAACAAGCTAGAATCGATTTTTCTAATTTCAGGCAACAGTTGAGAGCAATGTTTGATATTTCTGATTATAGTCAATTAGCTTGGCCTGCGATTCCTACGTCTGCTCCAAATATAACTATACCACCATTTCCGCCAATAGAAAAATAAAGTTAGAACTCTTATTCTTGTGTAATTAACTAATATGAAGGTTGTTGATATAGCTCAAGAAATTTATTTTGATTTAAATAGCCCAAGCGATTTAAGCATAGCGGCTATATCTTTTTGGGTAAGAGCTAACGTCGGGGCTTTAAATAGTTTCTTGTTTTCTAATTTTGTTATAGATGGAACTACTTATGAAATAGTAGACGCAGATGATAACAATGCCGAAATAAATATTAATGCTGTGGCGATATTAAAAAAGATGTACATGATACATCGTTACGCCGTAATTATTAGATCTAAATTAACTTCTACAGATTCAGACGACGTAATAGAAGTAACGCATAACGACACAAAAGTAAGAAAAATAGACAAAAATCAAATCATTAAAACAGTTAGCGCAGAAAAGAAACAAGAAGAAGAATCTCTCAAGCTTCTAATTAGCGCATATAGAGGAAAACAATTTACCCCAGAACAGGTAGTCGGAGACGATATTGTCGCTGGAGCATTCCCAGACAATTATCCATACATTAGATCTGGCAGAACTTATGGATATACAGCTTATTAAAGATCTGAGTTTTCTTCTATTATTTTTTCTATTTGAGTTATTTCAAAAAGAATCTTACTCTTTAGACTCTTCAACTCATTAAGCACAGCGGCGGCTTGTTTTTTAGATTTGGCTTTTTCTAGTTTTTTTATAAGTCTGTCTGATTCTTTTTCATAAAACTCCGCCGTCTTGAGCATCATTTGCAAATGGTCCATATAAAATGAAAGAGGGGAGCTTTCGCTCCCCTCAGTTTTGTATTTTAACGCTTACGTCGAGCCGCTCGCTTACTTAGGGTTTGTGGGTCAGATGCAGTTGCGAAACCGAATGCATTACGCGCAATACGCTTGGTGTCGGTTCGATGTTGGTTGATCTTAACAACCTTCTGGACATCAGTCACTGTTAGCCTACCGCAGTCAGACTCGGTAACCGTAATAGAGTACTTATTCATAGCATCTATATTGTTGCTGAAAAATAGAAAAAGTCAAGTTATTTTTACAGAAATTTCCCTGCTTTCTGGGTTTTCTTTTTCCGGCAAAGAAACATTTAAAACACCGTTTTCTAGTTCAGCGGAAGTTTTTGCAAGATCGCAATCTTTTGGCAAAATAAATACGATTGACTTGGATTTTCTTTTGTTTTCTTTAGAGGGTGCAGCTTTAATAATCAATCTGCCTTGCTTGGTTTTAACAGAAACCTCTTCTTTAGAAAATCCGGGGACATCAAAAGAAAGCAAATACTTTCCATTTTCATGCCGCCAATCATATTCAATGTTAGAGGTGCTATCGATTAGGTTATAAAATAATGAATTATATGTATTGTCCATAGGTACTTTTTAAAAGCAAAGGCTGTGCCGTTAGATTTGGCTTAGATTTTCTATGTTTTTCTTGTTTTTCCGAGACTTGGAGGAACTTTTTGTCTCACTAAGTGCGCCATAGATGAGACTAAATAACTCATAAACAGACTGCTTAGAAAAATGGCTCTCTTCAGGAGGCTTCGGAGATGTGTCTTGCCATTCTAAAACATAATCAGCGAGGGCTTCGACCTTTGGAGTATGAGTCGCTTCTTGATTGTTGACTGGGATTGAAAATGTTTTTTTGAAAGGGGATGCGCTTTCTATTTTATACTTTTTGACATGAATTAAAATACCGCCATTTTTCTTTAACCAATAAACTTCATCGTTTTCATATTCAGCGTGTCTAATATCTGGAATGCAAATTATTCTTTCGTTTTTTGTTTTCTCGAACTTGGCTATGGCTTTAGAGATCTTGTCGGTCCAATGAGTGCCTCTGGTTTCAATGCGCTTAACTTTGCCATGAAAAACCAAAAAGTCTCGTATTTTACTCTTGTCTTCTCTTGAACAAATTATTGGGTCTATGCCGTAGAGAGACAAAAGAGCTTCTTTGCATTCTTCTTTAATAGAATCTGCCAAAGCAATTCTTTCAAATTCATAGCCCATTTCTTCGAACAACTCTCTAAGCATATTGCATAAAGAGTCTTTGCCGTCGCCAGCTAATCCTGATATTCCTATTAATTTATTCATTTGATAAAAACATTCCAATCTATATGATTTTTAAATTCTATTAAATCTGTTGCCAGAATGGGCGGCATGGCTTTGGGCTTTCTTATGAGTTTCAGCCCAGCTTCTTCTGGGGTTTTGTTTCCTTTTTTAGAGTTTATGTCTTTATGACATAGCACCATGTTTTCCCAAGTGTTTGGGCCTCCTCTAGACTTTGGAAAAGGGTGGTCTATATTTGCTTCTTCTGGTTTTAACTTTTTGCCGCTGTATTGGCAAATTCCTTTGTCTCTGATCCAAATGTTGTTCTTGGTAGGGCGGAATGTCTTTACTGGGATTTCAGCGTATTTAGAAGAGGCAATAATTGTAGGAACTCTAATTGACATTTTACTTGTTCTTATTTCTAGGTCACATTCTCTAACTGGGAGCGTTATCCATTCTTCCCATTTGACCGCTTGAATATCTTCTACTTCAGAAAAATTTAAAGAACCATCTTTATTTTTACCGTAGAGAACATTAAGCGCCACGCAGTTAGGATTAACAAGCTCGCTAAAAGCGTCTCTAACAGACTTAACTCCAATAGGTTGCCACCTCTTGTTAAGACATAGACATATAATTTTGTCCTCTATACCCATGCATTAAGTATGATTTTTTTTCTTATTAATGTCAAGATTTTTTCTAGATTTTTTTAACGTTATTTTTAGAATGAATTGATGAAGAAAAATTCTACTTCTAAAAATGCTATAAAGAAGGCGGCTAAGAAGCCAACGTCTTCTGGCAACGCAGGTAACACAGGCAACACAGGTAATGTTGGCAAGGGAGGCCAGCCAGGAAGTTCTGGTAGCTCGGGCTCCGCTAAAAAGCGATAAAACACGGCGCGATGAAAATCGCGCCTTTTTTATTTAATAAATTAAGAAAGACTCGTCAGAGCAATCTTCCCAGTCTAAAGATTCAGAGGCTTTGGATTTTCTTTTGAATTGACTATAGCACACAGCGGCTCTTTGTTTTTGCTGCGGGAAATCCTTGTTCATTGTAGGATCCCCCATGCATTTTGATACAAACTCGCTTTGCTTTTCGTTCTTTCTAGGTTTAGGTAATGGCATATAATCGTATTACACCTAATTAAGAGACCTAATATCAAAAATATCAACAGAAACTAAGGTATCTCCGTTTGATACAATGAACGTCTCCTCATCCTTTACGGCTGTAACCTCTCCGATCCACTCTCCTTCTGGATCTAAAATCTTTACAGTTTTGCCAATTAACCTTGAATTGATATCAAGTCTGGATTCTTTCATTTGATTTTTATTATTTTGTCTGAATATGGGAATGTTATGCTTATGTTTGAATAAGTTTTATTCGGATCTAATATTTCAGCAAGAATTTTGATGGTATCTTGAGAAAACTTCTCTGCGATTTCAACATATTTGCTTTCATGGATTTCAGTAGCTGCCTTATTTGAGCAGTTGCATTTCGACAAACTGTCTATACAAAAAGACAGCGCTTCTACTAATTCTGAGGATCTTGACACTTCTGTCGGGCTTGTCGAGATGGCTTTGCAAAATTCTATTAGTCCCTTAATTTCTATTTCCATGGTTAAACATTATATCTACAGTTTTGTATAGTATTACATACACAAAATAAACAAAAAAAACAAATTGAATTTTTGAAACAGCAAAACATAACCAAAAGCCCAAACAATATGGGCAGCTCAATAATCTAGTAAAAAAATTATTGTTCTTGAGAAGCAAGAAGTCAAAATAATTTGTCTTGCCATTGTTTTGAATTTTAAAACATTTATACTCAATGTCTCTGGTAAAAGACAAAATTTTAAATATCTTGCCGTATTCGACAATGAAATCTGTCTTATAAAGCAAAATAGAAATCGCCGCGCAAGAGGCGGCTTGGACAATATTATCCTGAATGCCCATAGCCACCCTCGCCTCGCTTGGTTGAAGTTAGGTCGTTAGACTTTACAAAATTAACATGAGCGCATGGCTCAATTATTATTTGAGCAATTTTGTCTCCAGCTTTCACATTAAAATCAACATTGTTGTCGGTGTTATACAAAATAACACCAATATCGCCCCTGTAGTCAGAGTCTATTACACCGGCTAAAACGTCAATTCCATTTTTATATGCCAGTCCAGATCTTGGAGCTATTCTTCCATAGTGGTTCATGGGAATGGCCATGCTGACGTTTGTCTTAATCAATGCCCTGCCAAGTCTGGGAATAATTGCGCTTTCAGCAGCATACAAATCGTATCCAGCAGAAAATGCAGTAGCTTGCGTAGGAATCTTGGCCAAGTCGCTTAACAGTTTGATGTGTATGTCCACGACGATATTATGCAGCTATAGTAAAAAAAGTCAACTTAAAATTTGATTTTTTTACTTTTTGAGATCATATTAAAGTGTGAACATCATTGAATGTTATCAGCTACTCAACGAGTACTTCAACAGCCGCAGTTGCTTCAATCTAAAGAAAAATAGGAAAGAAGTGATTTTGGTGTCTGACGATGAACCATCGGAAAACGCGGCGCTTGTCTGCGCTCTGAGAGAAATGGAAAAAGCCAATGTGCTTCGCTCATGCGTTCTAGACGGCGAAGAATATTGGGTTTTAGTGAAGTCTCTTGAGTCCTTTTCTCAGACGATAGAAGTAAGCGGGCTGGTAGCCGCTGGCATAGCTTCTATTATTAATAATATGTGCCAAGAGTTAAACAGCGAGTCAGAGAAGTGCGACGTTTTAAATATTACAGAAAAGGATTTAAAGAATTTAATTTATATCGCTTCTAAGGCCACTCCAGACTCGCTTAAGAAATGATTTGACTTTTCCAGAAAACAGGTCATAGTCATCCAGACTGTTGTGCAGAGGTAACCTGAGCAAAACCATGCTCACTTAAGAATAAAATCTTATTTAAACTCGTAAGAGACAGCAAGCCCGTTGAAAGACGATAGGAAATTGGAGGAAACTCCAGCGTGCGTTCGGGAGAGGTCGCGTCGTAACTGAGTCCTATTTAAAACTACTAGAAACTTCATTCCTCTCAAAGGAAAAGGCGATGGTGGAACGTCTGAAAAAAAGTCGCTGCGCAAACAACAGTCTAGCATAGCCAAAAGTAGTCACTAGCTAAACGGACTCACTAAAGCCGGAGATGCGATGACTGATGTGGGTACTTTTGGGTGAATAATATCTTAGATAACAACATCTAAGCTGACCTACTATTGCTTAATAGCCAACTCAAGGAAAAGTTATAAGGCGATGGTGGAGAGGCAAAGTCTCTGTGGCAACACAGAGCATTAAGGAAAAAGTTTATGTCTAAATCAAAATCTATTAAAGATCTTGATCTTGTTTTAGTTAATAAGATCAAAGATAATAACTGCAACGACAGTTTCGAAAAATTATCAGGTTCTTACGATAATTTTTATTTCTCTATCGCAAGAAAATATTCTCAAGCATTAAACAGAATGGGAATGAGCAAAGAAGAGATAAAGTCTGAAAAAGATTTTATTCTTTACAAAGCAATTCAGTCTTTTGATGCGAAGCAGAAAACGAAGTTTTCAACTTGGTTTTGCAACTGTGCGAGATATCATTTTCTTAATTACATTAATTCAAACAAAAAATACATCTTGAACGAGGGTTTAGGTGTTGATGTTTATATTAATAAAGATATCTTAACTGTAACAGATAAGAATAATGATTTATTTGATTATTTGTCTTCTCTTCTTTCTTCTTTCAAAGATCCTAGAGTTAATGAGGTATATAAATTAAGGTATTTTTCTAACACGGCTAAACCTGTTACATGGAATAAGATCGCTAAAAAACTAAATATAAGCACACAGACAGCAATCAACCTGCACGAAAAGGCTAGAGTTTTCCTAAAAAACAAGATTCTTAGTAAAAATTCTTTCGATTTGGTTTGACTTTTTGGTTTTTTGGGTCATAATGTGTTTAGCATGAATGCTACCAAGACTGAAAACAAGTGGGATAACCGCGAACTGGGCGCCTTGTGGACGAAAGTCAGCAAGGATAAATCACAGAAGTATATGACTGGTCATATTAACACCTCTTTGGAGGGAAAGATTGACATTGTCATTTTCTCGAACAAGGAAAAGAAAACCGATAAATCTCCAGATTTTCGGATTTATGCTTCTGATCGCTCGGACAAGCAAAAGGATCAGGCTAGCAAAACCTCTCCAGCACTTGCCCAAAAAGTGCAATCGGAGTCTGAGGATGACGACGGAGTTCTATAATAAAAAGTAGAAAATCCTTTTCACCTACCTATAACAATAGGTAGGTTTTTTTATGCAATTTGCCGTTCAAGTTCCGCTAAATTCTTTGAGCTTTGGCCAAGTTAGTTTTAATTTGCTTTACGAGTTTTACAAGCTCGGGCTTAATCCACATATTTTCAAATCTTCTGACCATCAGATAGACTTTTCAGCTTATGACTTTGAACAAGACTTTACCAACTGGATCATTAAAAATCACAATGAAGCACTATTGAAGCATAATAGAAATATTCCATGTATAAGACTTTGGCATATTAATGATTCACTCAGGACATATTCAAATAGGCAAATTCTTTTAACTTTCCACGAAACGGATCAACTTACTCCTATTGAAGCAAATATCTTAAAAAATAGCGAAGTTTGCGTGACTTCAAAATACACTCAAGATGTTTTCGCGGACGCTGGCGTTTCTTCTTCTATCGTACATCTTGGATTTGATTCTAATCACTTTAAGATTTTAGATAAAAAATATTTTGATGACGGAAGAATAACTTTTAATCTTTGCGGCAAGTACGAAAAACGCAAGCATCATACAAAGATTGTAAAGACATGGATTAAAAAATTTGGTAAAGATAAGAGATATTCTTTGCAATGCGCTTTACACAATCCGTTTTATCAAGACCCCGCTGAATTAAAAGGAGTATTCTCAAATATGTTAGACGGCAAGCCCGTTTTTAACGTTACATTTTTGACATCGATGCCAAAAAATTCCACCTACAATGATTTTCTAAATTCTTCAGATATCGTTATCGCAATGTCTGGCGCAGAAGGCTGGGGCCTTCCAGAGTTTCAATCTGTAGGGCTTGGCAAGCACGCAGTTGTTTTAAATGCCACATCTTACAAAGAGTGGGCTAATAAAGAAAACTCTATAATTGTCGAGCCAAATAATAAAATTGAAGTCTATGATGGAAAGTTTTTCTCTAAGGGAGCGCCATTCAACCAGGGAAATATTTTTGATTTTAGTGAAGATGAATTCATTGCTGGCTGTGAAGAAGCGATTAAGAGGGTCGAATCAGATAGAGTTAATCACGAAGGATTAAAACTCCAAGAAAAATTCAAGTATTCAGATACGGCTAATAAACTGCTATCAATGATTTAATATGCCAATTTATCTATTTAAGAACCCTAAAACCGGCAAAATTGTTTCTGTTTTTCAGCAAATGAATGAAGAACATGTTCATTCTGAAGATGGAATTAAGTATGAAAGAGTCTTTACAGTACCTAACGCTCAAATTGATGCCGATATTGATGTTGATTCTTCTGAAAAGTTTATAGAAAAAACAGGAAAAATGAAAGGCACACTTGGAGAAATTTGGGACTACTCTCAAGAATTAAGTAACAAAAGAGCTGAAAAAAACGGTGGTATTGATCCTGTGCGTCAAAAAGCAGAAGAAAAATATTCCAAAAAGCGCAGGGGTATGAAATATAAAAACAAGATAAACCCTTCGGAAATGCCCAAGATTCAGCTTGACTAATTCTATTTTCCGGGAATATTGTGTAAACCATCATCCTATGAGCATTCTATCTAAAGATTTTATTTCAAAATATAAAGGCAAACAACCAAACTGGGGCTTCAATGGTTTGGGCTATGTTGTCTACAAAAGAACATACGCAAGACTCAAGGAAGATGGCTCTACCGAAGAGTGGCATGAAACTGTAGAGCGTTGCGTAAATGGGGCGCAAAAGATTGGCGCTGGATACACAGAAGAAGAGGCCGAAAGAATATATGATTATGTATTTAATCTAAAGTGCAATTTTGCCGGAAGAATGCTTTGGCAGCTTGGTACATCTACAGTTGATCGCTTTGGGGCTAATTCATTGCTTAATTGCTGGGCTGTAGCAATGCGAGAGCCTAATGCATTTTTGTTTCTTTTTGAGAATCTGATGCTTGGTGGTGGCGTTGGTTATAGTATCCGAAGAGAAGATGTTCATGAGTTACCTAAAATAAAGAAAAGTGTAAAGGTTATTCATGAAGGCTCTAAAGATGCTGATTACATTGTCCCTGATAAGCGCGAAGGCTGGGTTAACTTGCTATCTAAAGTCTTGGATGCTTTTTATGTCACTGGCAAATCGTTTTCTTATTCGACCATTCTTATCAGAGGGTATGGAGAACCAATCAAAGGCTTTGGGGGAAAAGCTAGCGGCCCACAAGTCCTTATTGATGGAATCGATAAGATCACAAAAATTTTCCAGTCTAGAGAAGGCAAAAAACTTCGTTCGCTCGATGTTCTAGATATCTGCAATATAATTGGCAGCATTGTTGTCGCTGGTAATGTTCGTCGAAGTGCTGAAATCGCTCTTGGCGACCCTGACGACATTCTTTATTTGCGAGCAAAGAATTGGGGCACTGGCAATGTTCCAAACTGGAGAGCTATGAGCAATAATACTATTTATGCTGATAGCTACAGTCATGTTCTTGAAGAAATTTGGAAAAACGGCTATGAAATAAACCCAGACAGCGGATACGCGAACGGAGAGCCTTATGGCTTTTTTAATCTACCGCTTTCTCAAAAATTCGGAAGAATTAAAGATGGCGACATTTCTCAAAACGCAATGTATCCGACAGATATAGATAATTGCGAAATGACCAATCCATGCGCTGAAATTAGCCTTTCTAATTATGAATGCTGCAATCTTTGCGAACTGTATTTAAATAATATCTCTAGTAAAGAAGAGCTTCTTGATTGCTCTCAGCTTCTTTATAAAACTCAAAAAGCAATAGCTTCTCTCCCTTTCATCCATGAAGAAACTAATAAAATCGTTCACAAGAACATGCGCCTTGGCCTTGGCATTACTGGTGTATGTCAGTCTCTTGATAAGCTTTCTTGGCTTGATGATTGCTATGTTGCTCTTCGCGCTTTTGATAGGGCTTGGAGCAAGAAGCGCGGATGGCCTGAAAGCATTAAGCTCACGACTGTTAAACCCAGCGGCACATTAAGCTTGCTTGGCGGAGCTACCCCCGGAGTACATCCAGCATTTAGCCAATATTATATGCGCACAGTTCGCATGTCTAGTTCTGATGCGTTAGTTCAAATTTGTAAGGACATGGGTTATCATGTTGAGTTTCTTGTTAATTTTGACGGGACAGAAAACAGAGATACTGTTGTTGTTTATTTCCCATGCAAAACACCAGAAGGATCAATCTTGGCTAAAGATATGGACGTTTTGAAGCAGCTTGACATGGTGAAAAAGCTTCAAACAGATTGGTCTGACAACGCCGTGTCCGTAACTGCTTATTATAAACCAGAAGAACTTGATTCATTAAAAGCTTGGCTTAAGGAAAATTACGAGCATAATGTAAAGAGCGTTAGCTTCTTGCTGTTTAAAAACCACGGATTTAAGCAGGCTCCCTATCAAGAGATTGACGAAGAAACATATTTGTTAGCTTCGTCTAAAGTTAAACCAATATCTTCTTTATCTATCAACAGCACTGAAATGCTAGATATGGCTGAGTGCGCTACTGGCGCTTGCCCAATCCGCTAATCACATAAAAAATTACAAAATTAGGGTCTAATTTTATGGAAATTTCCATAGTTAGGCCCTAATACATTTTAATAACATGAAATTTTACGTCAGAGGCGGGGTGGGCGATTTTTTACAATGCTCTTGGTTTATACAAAATAACAAAACCAAAGAATTTATTGTCCACACACATTTTAAAGAGGCCGAATCTTTTTTCAAAAACTTAAATGCAGAAAATGTTTTCTTTTACTATTTTGATACTATAGAAGAACACGATAAACAAATAGATAAAATTCTTGAAAACCATGGAGAAAACTCTACCACCAACATAAGAGAATGCCCCAGAAGTTATTATTCTAACATTAATTTTTCTCAACAATTCAAAGACGAAGCTGAATCTTTTATTAAAAAGTTTTCTAATAAAAAACCAATAATAGGTATTCATCCTTTCGGAAGCAATTTTTCTTGCGACACTTATTCTCGTTTCAATTTACCTATAAAATATTTATCTCCAGAGATAGTTTCAGAAATGATTAGCGAAAATTATAATTATATTATATTTGGATCTAAATCTCAACTAGAGTCTTACGGAATACCACAGTCTGAAAATATACTACACACTGACATTAGCATTGAATCCTGTTTGGAGTTAGTGAAACTCTGCTGTAAATTTTTTGGCACAGACAGCTGCTTTAAAACAATGTCTTCTATGTCAAGAATACCAACATATTGCGTTTTAGGAGATTTCGAGGATACTATAAGAGATCAATTTTTTATTAATCAATACGAAAAAGACAATGTTATGAAAGTTTTTAGATTCAAAGATGCCTATTCTGAAAAAAACAAGCTAATTGACTTTTTAAAACTAAATTGATATGAAATTTTCTTTATTTCTAAATACAAGAAATAGACCTCACCTACTTAGAAATTTTTTAAATTCTGTCTATCAAACTACAAGCGATAAAAATTCTATAGAAATTATTATTACTTATGATGACGATGACGAGCTAACTCACGCTATTTCTAAAAATAATTTTGGACTGGATATAAGGTTTATCAGAGGTCCAAGGCCTGATAATTTAATTGCCTCTTACAACAGAATGGTCAGAGTTGCAAAAGGAGAAAATCTTTTTGTTTGCAACGATGATATCTCTATTTTAACTAAAAGCTGGGATGAAATAGCCTTAAATAAAATAAATGAATACAAGGAAATTCATGGATTTTCTGATAATATTTATTATTGCAAAACCCACTGCAATAGCGCAGATAGAGACATAACCGCAGGATATTGTTCTTTTCCAATAATTTCCAAAAAAGCGACCGAGGTTTTAGGGTTTTTCATGTATGAATCTTTTAAAACTTTAGGAGGAGACACTTCTATATACAGACTCTATAAAGAAATAGAAAGAATTATAGATTTACAAGAAATAAAAATAGATCATATTTTGCATAATACTGTTTCTGCGGTTTGTTCTCCTGATAAAGTAGCCGAAGAATATAGACATAAATTTTTTTCTAATGTAATAAACCCACTGACTTTTGATGTATCTAAAGAAGCTAAATTACTAATAGATTATATAAATGAAAATTCTGAATCTAAGTTCTTTGAATAACTGCAAAATAAAAGACCTTTTTGTTCTTCAGCCAGAAACTTTTAGCGATTTTAGAGGGGAAAATTTTGAAGGATACAACGACTGCTCCTATCAAAAAATTTTTTCTTCTAGCGAAAGGTGGTCGAAAGCAAGCCCCAAATTTATAGTAGATAGTTTTTCTAAATCTAGAAAAGATGTCTTGCGTGGATTTCATGGAGATATTTTTACATGGAAACTTATAGAGTGTCTGAAAGGATCAATATACTTTGCCGTCATAGACTTAAGGAAAGATTCTGAAACATTCGGTGAACATCAAACATTTACTCTCACAGAACATAATAAGTACCAAGTGCTTGTACCGAATGGGTGCGTTAATGCGCATTTATGTGTCAGTGAAGAATGCTTATTTCATTATAAATTTACGCATGAATACGTTGCGCAAAAAGACCAGATGCATGTAAAATGGAACGACCCAAAATATAATATTTTTTGGCCTATAAACAATCCAATCCTTTCTGAAAGAGATAAATGAAAAATTTTATAATAGTCTCTGCGATAAAAGAAGAGTTTCCATTTGACGAAGATTTTCCAATTATTTACACTGGAATCGGCAAAGTAAACGCTGCGATTGGTTTGTGTAATTACTTAAATCTTAATCCAAAAATAGATATTGTTATAAATTTAGGATCTGCTGGAGGATTAAATTGCGAAATTGGATCAATTGTTGAATGCGGTATTTTTATAGACGGCCAATTAGACTATCCCGGATATATACAAGAGCAAATAGTATTTGGAATTAATAAAAAAACATGTTGCACTTTTGATAATTTTGTAACTGAAAAACCAAAAATTTATGCAAATTGTGTCGATATGGAGGCGGCGGCTCTCGCCAAAACTTGCATGCAAAAAGAACTTAAATTTTTGTGTTTTAAATATATTTCTGATATAATAGGTGAAGAAAAACAAACAACTAAATGGCTTAAAAATTATAAAGAAGGTAAAAATCTTCTGAGAAAAGCTCTAGAAAACATAATATGAAAATTTTAATCACAGGGGGCGCGGGATATTTAGGCTCAGTATTAACTGAAAACTTACTTAAAGAAGGTAACGAAGTAACTATTTTAGATAATTTATGCTATAATCAGTTATCTCTGAGCGGATTTTTTTCTAATAAACTGTTTAAATTTGTACTGGGAGACGTTAGAGAAAAATCTCTTTTAGAAAAACTTGTAAGTGAAAATGATGTAATTATACCATTGGCAGCTATTGTTGGAATGCCAGCTTGCAAAAGCAATCCCCAAGCCGCAATCGATATAAATCTAAATCAAATAAAAAATATAATTAAATTTTCTAGTAAAAACCAAAGAATCATATTGCCTAATACTAATAGTCAATATGGCTCATCTTCTGAAATAATTACAGAAAGTAGTCCTTTCAAACCCCTATCTCTTTATGCAGAAACCAAATGCGATGCCGAAAAAGCGCTTCTTGACTCTGGAAATGGAATTGCTCTAAGACTAGCTACTGTTTTTGGTATGTCTTATAGAATGAGAATGGATCTTTTAGTTAACGATCTTGTATTTAAATCTTTGACTGATGGATATCTTGTTCTTTTTGAATCTCATTTTATCAGAAATTATATTCATGTAAGAGATGTTTCTAAGGCTTTCTCTTTTATGATATATAGATACCTAAATTGCAATAATAACGCTTTCAATGTAGGTCTTTCTGATGCTAATTTAAATAAATTGCAATTAGCAGAAACTATCAAAAAGTTTATTCCTGAATTAGTTATCGTGCAAAATGAATTCAAAAAAGATTTTGACCAAAGAAATTATAGAGTGTCAAATAAAAAAATAGAATCATATGGATGGTCTCCAGATTTTTCTCTAGAATCCGGCATAAAAGAATTGATTAATGGGTATCAGCAAATAATAAAATATAAAAATAAAGATTTTACTAACTTGTAATTTATTTATGGATATATTATTTGTTTCTCCCGGTAACGCCTCTGGAATTTACCAAGACCTTTCTGAAAACTATTCTGCGATAGAACCTCCGACTTGGGCATTACTTTTAGCTCAATCTTGCAGATCTATAGGTCTTAGCGTAGGAATTCTTGATATAAACGCTGAAAAGCTAAATAACGATAAAGTCTTACAAAGAATAAATGCACTCAATCCCAATCTGATTTGTTTTGTCGTCTACGGTCAAAATGTTAATTCTGGGACCGTCAATATGTCTGGGGCATTATATACTTCTAATTTTTTAAAGGAAAAAGACGTAAAAATTCCAATCTCATACGTAGGTTCATATATGCAGGCTGTTCCTTTCAAAGTAATGAAAGACGAGCCTTCTATTGATTTTGCTTTTACGAATGAAGCGGTTTACGCTTTAAGAAATGTAGCCAAGCTTAAAGATTTTTCTAATTTAGAAAATATAAATGGAATTATTTGGAGAAAGAATGGAGTTATAACAATAAACCCTCCAGAAAAATCTGTTCCAAACGATAGGATGGATATAGACTTACCTGGTTACGCTTGGGATCTTCTTCCTTATCAAAATAAACCGCTAGATTTATATAGATCTCCATTATGGCATTCTGAATATAATGAAGACAATAGAACACCATACGCCGCTATACAAACATCTTTAGGATGCCAATTTTCTTGCAGTTTTTGCATGATTAATATCATTAACAGAAATGATAACGATGAAATAGGCGTAGCTGGCAAATATAGCGGCATGAGATATTGGAGTCCTGATTTTATTATTAAAGAATTCGAAAAACTGTATTCTCTTGGAGTTAGAACAATAAAAATAACAGACGAAATGTTTTTATTAAATAAAAAATTTTATGCCCCGCTTTGCGAAATGCTACGCGATAGAGGTTATGGCAAAAACTTAAGAATGTGGGCATATTCAAGGATAGACACAGTAAGAAATCCTGAGCTTCTTAAATTAGTAAGATCTGCTGGAATTAGATGGCTGGCCCTCGGCATAGAAAGCGCAGATAAAACAGTAAGACTAGAAGTATCTAAAGGAAAATTCGAAGATGTAGACATTAAAAGAGTTATATCTCAAATCCATGACGCTAACATTGAAGTAATGGCGAATTATATATTTGGCCTTCCCGGAGACACTGTTGAAAGCATGCGTAAAACTCTTGACTTTTCTAAAGATTTATGTACATCTGGATGGAATGCTTATGCCGCCATGGCATTACCAGGAAGTCAATTGTATAAAGATGCTATCTTAAAAAATACAAAATTGCCAGACTCTTATGAAGGATATTCTTTTCATGGCTACGAGACTCTTCCCCTGCCAACAGAATCGTTGTCCGCTGAAGAAGTGTTAAAATTCAGGGATTCGGCTTTTTCCGAATACCACTCTTCTGGCGCTTTTTTGGATAGAATAAAAAATAAATTTGGGGAAAACGCTGTAAAAAATATAAAAGACATGTTAAAGATAAAAATAGTTAGAAAAATCTATAATTAAAATGAAACAATATTCTGAAAAAGATTTATTAGATTTTGAAGAAGACATCGCAAAAGAATTTAATTCAGGCAAAATAAAGGCTCCGATTCATCTTCACAATGGAAATGAGAAAGAAATAATAGAAATATTTAAAAACATAAATCCTAAAGATTGGATTCTATGCAGCTGGAGAAGTCATTATCACTGCCTGCTTAAAGGAGTGCCTCCAGAAGAATTAAAACAAAATATAATGGACGGAAAATCTATAGCTCTTTGTTTCCCAGAGTATAATATTTTTTCTTCAGCTATCGTAACCGGCATTCTTCCTATCGCGGTAGGAATAGGTATGGCGTCAAAAATGAATGGTGATGGAAGATGGGTGTATTGTTTTGTCGGCGACATGACATCTGAGACAGGATGTTTCGAAGAGTGTTATAAATATGTTTGCAACCACGATCTTCCAGTCAAATTTATAATAGAAGATAATGGCAAATCTGTTTGTACAGATACTCGGAAAATATGGAACACCATAAGACTTAGCAAAGAAGGCTTATTTAATAAGCATCTTTACTATTATAAATATGAAACAAAATGGCCTCACGCTGGAGCCGGACAAAGAGTTCAATTTTAATATGAAATATTTTGATGAATTAAAAAGATCAATGGATTATCTAGCGGCTCATCCGGACACTTTATTTATTGGCCAAGCTGTTGAGTATGCTGGCACAGCAATGAGCAACACTTTAAAAGATGTACCAAATAATAAAAAACTAGAGCTTCCTGTTTGCGAAGATTTGCAAGCTGGAATGACAAATGGCTTTGCTTTATCTGGCAAAATTCCAATAAGCATCTATCCACGATGGAATTTCTTTTTGCTCGCCACAAATCAAGTAGTTAATCATTTAGATAAGATCCCAATGATTTCTGATTTTAAAACTAAAGCAATTATTAGAACTGGAATTGGTTCGGAAAGACCTCTTCATCCGCAGCATCAACACGTTGGCGATTTCACTGATGCATTTAATCTTATGCTCAAAAATGTAGAAGTAATTAGGCTTGACGAGCCAGAAGATATATTTCCAGCTTATGAAAAAGCTTTAAATAGAACCGATGGCAAATCAACTATTTTAGTTGAGTGGGGAGATTTTTATAACGAAAAATAAAAACTGCAATTAAAGATAATGGATTTCTCTTTTTTAATTGCCTCTAAAAAACCGTATGATGACTACGCTCGAAAATCTGTTGATTCCATTTGTGCGATAGATACTAAATTAAAATACGAAATCATAATATGCCACCAAGATGAAATAAGAGACAGCAGAGTCAGATGGATAAAAGACGATAAGCTATCTGGATCTTGTTATGCTTATAATACTTGCTATAAATATTCTTCTGGTAAATATATTTTTATTTTTACAGATGATGCTATTTTGCATGGAGACATTTACGGAACAATTGATTTTCTTGAGTCTGATTTATTTAAAAATAAAAAATTTAAGATAACAACTTTGCCTGGAATGCTGCGAGATAAAACAAGCCCTATTAATATTACAAAATTTGAAAAAGAACCGTCCTATCCTGATATATTAAAATTAACAGATTGTTATATTATTTGTCCGCCGTTTAATGTTCCATGTTTCCCAATATTTTCTAGGGAAACCGTAGATAATTTTTTGGGTGGCATTCTTTTCCATCCAAGCGTAAAAATATGTCATGACTGGTGGCTTGGGGCTTTTTTGTATTTTAATGGCGAACCAATAGTGCAGTACGACAAAGCTTTAATTATTGGAGATCCTATTTTAGCAATACCACATGAAGATTTAATTTTGGAAGATACAAAAGTAAAATTTTTTGGAGAAAGCTATGTGAATACATATAGAATTATTAAAAACTATTTCAAAGGCATGCCTTACGTATACGATGAAGGAAAAAGTTATATTTCAGAGCAAGAAATCCTAAAATTAAAAAATGAAAGAAAAACATCACATCCTATTTGTAACTGAAAAGTGGTTCAATGGCTGCCCGCAGCTTTCATTCACAAATAATTTTCACAATTTATTCAATACATTTAACTCGGCCGTAGGTGAAGATTTTTCCTGGAACACAATTCACATAGATGAATCGTATTCTATTTATGGAAAACATGTAGATGAAATAATCTTAAACTACTGTTTATACAATAACGTATCCGTTGTTTTTTATTCTCTTTTAGGCACTGACCCCAGAAATCCAACAATAAAAACATATCAAGCTCTTAAAAATGCTAAAATAAAGCAATGTTTTATGTGGCCAGATACTGCTGGCTGGGCTATAGAAAAAATAAAAGAACTTGACAGTTTATCTGATCTTCACATCTCTTGGGATAATCCATCTATTAAAATTGGATATTCAAATAAGCATTTATCTATGTGGGTTCCTCAAGATCAATTTTTATTTTGCCCAGACGAACAAAATATAGATGTTAATTTTTCTGGCAGCAAGCATCAGGAAGACAGAATAGAATATTTAAATTTTTTAATTAAAAAACTAAATGCAATATCAATTAGAGGCGGGCAAGCGGAAGAAAGGCTAAGCCCTCAGCTATATGCATTTTTGATAAGAAGAAGCAAAATAAATCTTAATTTCCCACTGCACCCTTTCGGATTTGATCAGGTTAAAGGAAGAGTGTTTGAAGTTTTGGCTTCTAAATCTTTGCTTTTGGAAAAGGCTAATAGCGAAACAAAAAAATTATTAATTCCAAATGAAGAATACGTTGAGTTTTACAGCCCCCAAGATGCTTTAGGCAAAATTAAATATTTTTTAAACAACGAAGAGCACAGAATCGACATAGCTCGAAAAGGATATGAAAAATATAGAGAAAAATATTCGTCTGATATATTTTGGAAAACTATAATTAATAAACTGTTTGCGTCTCAAATTTATGAAATTAACAATAATTTTTAATACATGCGGAATATCCGGCAATGAAAATGTAGAAAGATACATTTCTTCAATAAATAGCATTCTTAATCAAAAATTTGATGACTTTAGAGTTGTTTTGTCTAGTTGCTTAAACTCCAATAAAACAAAAAACAGACTTATAAACGAATTTAAAAATAAAATTTCTTATAGCTTTATAGACGAACTTTTACCTGTAAACATAACTTTTAATAAAAGCGTTCAAAGCTCAGTAGCTCATATTGGCAAATCCGATGGATACTTATATGTTGATTCTGGTATTGATATGTCAAATGATTTAAATACTTTGTCTAAATTGTATGATTTGCATAAGTCTGGACCAAACGGAATGACCGCTTCTAGAGTAGATTGTGACGCTGGCTATTGGCTTTGGTTCGGCCAAAATGTTCCGGGATGGTCTCCTTATCATAATCCAACTCCGGAGCAGGATTTCGAATGCAGCCAAGCAATGTTTAAAAATGGTAATTTTACCGTCCCAATTGGCAAAACAGTTAATTTACACCTTCAGATTTTTGACAATTCTATATTTGAGTCTTTTGATAACAGATTAATGCCTGATATTTTTGCCTCTCACTCTACGGAAGGCACTTTCACTTTCATTAATTCTTGTTTAAATAAAAAATTCGTTGTTCATAAAGATGTTTCAGTCAACCATTTCACCAGCATGGATGGAGGAAGCTCTGGATTTAGGCCAGAAAGAGCAGGCGTCCCTGGATATCAACACACGATAAATTTTAGCAAAAAAACTATAATGGACGCAGTTAATAGCCAAGAAGCGAAAGAATGCGGGTTCGGTTATGAGGAATGCCAAAATATACTAATTCATGATGAATCTAAATTTGATGAAAATGGATTTTCAAAAAATCCAGAAAGATTAAAGAAATTTTTATTAGAAGGCTTTTATCTTTCAAAAGAAGAGTTTAGTTACGAAAACATCAATCATGTTTTCTTTAAATAATATGATAAAACTTTCAGTTATAATACCAGGAATAAGACCTCAAAATTGGCAAAAAATTTATGAAAGCGTTAAGGATTCTTTAGGTTCTTATCAGTTTGAAATGGTCGCTATAGGCCCAAACTTACCAAGTTCTTTTTTTAACGACAAATTAAATTTTAAATACGTAAGAGATTTTGGACACCCCAGCAGATGTTTGCAAATAGCTTCGATTTTATCTTCTGGAGAATATCTATGTTGGCTTCCTGATGACATTATTTTAGAATCAGGCTCTCTTGGTAAATGCGTCGAATTTATGATTGGAAAATCATCTTTGGACGGAATGACGCTAAGATATTCGGAAGGGCAAGGATTTACAGGCTCTCAAGACAAAGATGACTCTTATTGGATCGGATACACCCACCCAGACCAAAGATTTCCGCATGTAAACAAAGATTGGAAAATAGCGCCAGTGTTTTTATATAACAGAAACCATTTTATATCAATTGGAGGTTTGGATTGTAGATTCGAGCATATAAATTTTAATACTCATGATTTTGCTTATAGAACTCAAGCTTTAGGTGGCAAAATTTACCTTTCTCCAACTAAAGTTTTTAGCGCAGACTGGACTCCAAACGATCCTATTATATCTGGGGCTCATTATGAAAATGACGCGCCATTATTCGCTCAAATATATTCTCAACAAAATTTTATTAGAAACGTGAGCATTGATAATTGGAAAGACCAACCAAATTATTGGCCAAGAAGAAATTATAAAATATGAAACTGCACCTAGGCTGTTATCGCAAAAAAATTCACGGCTATACTAATATAGACATACGAGAAGAAGTAAATCCAGACTTAGTTGACGATGTTTTCTCTTTAGAAAAAATCTCAAATAATTCAGCGGAATTAATTTATGCCTGTCATGTTTTAGAGCATGCTAGACTGGATGAGGCTAAAAAAGCTTTTGCAAGATGGAATTCTATATTAAAGCCAGAAGGTGTTCTCAGAATAGCCGTTCCCGATTTGGAAGCTGTTTTTGATTATTATAAACAAACTGGAAATATTGCAGAGCTTAGATCTTTTATATATGGTTCTCAAAAGCATCCATACGATATCCATTACACTGGATGGGATTTTCATTCTCTAAAGAATGACTTGGAACAATGTGGATTTAAAAATGTACGCAGATACGACTGGAGAGAAACTGATCATTTTTATATTGATGATTATAGCCAATCTTATATGCCTAAAATTTCCTATAAATCAAGAAGAATCAACGATATAATAGAAGGAAAATTAATGAGCTTAAATGTAGAGGCCACTAAACAATGAAAATTCTAGTAACAGGAGGCAATGGATTAGTCGGCAATGCTATCAAAAAAATTGCATCAAAAAATCCACAATTTGATTTTATTTTTGTCGGCAGAGAAGATTGCGATTTAACTAAAGAAAGCCAAGTCGAGTCTCTCTTTTTAAACTATAAGCCAAATTATGTCATTCATACCGCCGCTAAAGTAGGTGGAATTGGTGGCAATATGATCGGCCACGCTGACTATTTTTATCAAAATATTTTAATTAATTCTTTTCTAATACACTATTCGTGGAAATATAATGTAGAAAAACTTTTAGCATTTTCTTCGGTTTGCGTTTTCCCAGATGACTCTCAAATTCTTAAAGAAGAGAATATGCATAATGGGCCTCCATTTTCTGGAAATTTTGCCTATGCTTTTGCGAAAAGAATGGTTGATGTTCAAATAAGAGCTTACAAACACCAGCACAATATTAAAAATTATTGCTCTATTATTCCTTCCAACATAATTGGAACTCATGATTTTTATAATTTGCAACACGGGCATGTTCTTCCGAGCTTAATACACAAAATTTATTTAGCCAAAAAAAACAACTCTAACCTAGAAGTTTGGGGAGACGGCAAGTCCCTTAGAGAGTTTATTTTTGCCGATGATCTTGCCCTAGCTTTGGTTGATTTGCTAAAGAAAAGCAACATACCTGAAAGACTAACTATAGCTGGAAACAAACAGTATTCTATAAAAGATATTGTAGATATGCTTGTTAAAGCTTCAGGATTTGCAGGAGAGGTCATTTTCAATGGTGCTAAACCCAACGGCCAAAGAAATCGACAATCCGATTTATCTTTATTCAACAGCTTATTTCCAAATTTTAATTTTACAAACATCGAAGAAGCTGTTAAAATTAGTTACGACTGGTTCGAGAAAAACTATCCCAACATAAGACTATGAATATAAAATGGCCATTAATGCACAACAATATCTCTCGCTCAGACGCGAATGCTATTATTGATTTTTTGTCTCAAGACCCGCTGCCTATTCTTACCAACGCTTCGAAAGTAAAAGAGTTTGAGCAAAAGTGGGGCGAATGGTTGGGTACTAAATACAACGTGATGGTGAACTCGGGCAGCGCAGCGAATGAGCTATCTTTGCTTTATCTTAAGCATAAATTCCCTCAAGGAGGAGAGGTCATTGTTCCCCCTATGGCGTGGGTTTCAGACGTCGCTGCCGTTTTGCAAAATGATTTTACTCCTGTTTTTTGCGATATTAAATTAAACAACCTTGCCCTCGATATCGAAGATGTTAAAAAGAAAATCACACCCAGAACAAGAGCTATTATTTTAATACATATCCTTGGATACAACGGTATTTCAGATGAGCTAATCCAAATCTGCAAAGAAAAAAATATCTTATTGATTGAAGATGTTTGTGAGTCTCATGGGGCCACATTCAAAGGCCAAAAAGTCGGCACATTTGGTGATATTTCTAATTTTTCATTTTATTATGCCCATCACATGACCTCTATCGAAGGAGGGATGATAAGCACAAATAATCATGACATATATCAATTAATTAGAGCTTTTAGATCTCACGGCATGCTTAGAGAAACCACGGACGAAAGTTTAAAGCAAAAAGTTTTAAATGAACATCCAGATCTTAATAAAGATTTCGTTTTCCTAGAAGCTGCTCATAATTTTAGATCAACAGAAATCAACGCTATATTAGCCCTAAATCAAATACAAAATCTAGACGAAAATAATAAAATACGAGCAGAAAATTTAGATATATTTTTAAATAATTTAAACCCAGAAAAGTTTTTCGTTGATTTCGACAGAGTAGGCAACTCTAATTACGCTTTCACGTTAATTCTAAAAAAACCAGATTGGGCATTAAGAATTAATGTAGAAACAGCATTGCGCAATGCAGGTATTGAGTTTAGGCGAGGTTTGTCTGGCGGAGGCAACCAACTACGTCAACCCTATCTTAAGAGATTATTTGGAAATAGTTATCTTAATTTTCCAATAACTGATCACTGCCATAACTTTGGCTGGTACATTGGAAACTACCCAGAACTTCCAAAACAGCGAATTACAGAGCTTACTTCTATCGTAAATGATTTACCTTCATGATTTTAGTCAAATCTCCATTTAGAGTATCATTTTTTGGCGGATCAACCGACTATGCTGATTTTTATGAGCAGCATGGCTCTTTTATATTCGGGTGTGCTATCAATAAATATGCATATCTTTCTATCAGAAACAAGCCTAAAATTTTATCAGAAGCCAGCACCATAAGTTATTCTAAGTTTGAACGAGTTAAAGATTTAAGAGATATAGAAAATCCTTTGATCAGAGAAACTTTAAAATATTTCGGAGTAAATGGATCAATAGAATTTATCTCTTTTTCTGATATTCCATCTAGAACTGGCCTAGGAGGCTCTTCTTCTTATTGCGTCGGCATGAGCCATCTTTTAAGAACCTTTTTAGGCAAAGAAATATCAAAAAAACAAATAGCAAAAGATGCTATAGAAATAGAAAGGAATATTCTCAAAGAAAGCGGAGGAATCCAAGACCAGATTTGGGCAGCGTATGGCGGTTTAAATACGATAGAAATACAAAAAAATGGAAACTTCTTTGTAAAACCATTGCCAATCACAAATGAATTCAAGCAGCATCTCCGCGATTCAATGATTCTAATTTATTCTAACGAGCAAAGAATTTCTGATAACGTAGCTAAATCTCACGAAAATAAAGATAAAATGCCAATCTTGAAATTGGCTTACGAAGCTTATAATCATTTACTTTCCGAAGACATTAAATCTATGGGAAATCTTATGTACAATGCTTGGCTCGAAAAATCTAAAATTTCCAGCCATGTTTCTACCAAATCTGTTGAGTCTATAATATCTTCATGTATGAACGCTGGGGCTTATGGAGCTAAATTGCTAGGAGCTGGAGGATGTGGATTCGTCTTGGTTTTATGCGACCCCTCCGTTAAGAAAAAAATATCAGAAATTTTTGCAGATAATATTTTAGAATTTGATTTTGACTATAATGGAGCTTATACAATCTTTGATAATTCATATGGATCATCCATTAAATGATTTTAGAGTCGGTATCGTATCTGGATATTTTAATCCAATACACTATGGACATATAGAATATATCGATGGCGCAAAAGATAATTGCGACCTTTTGATAGCTATAGTCAATAGCGATTTACAAGTTTTTTTGAAAGGAAGCAAGCGCTTCATGGACGAAGAGCATAGAAGAAAAATCGTTTCTAGATTAAAATCTGTTGATATAGCTACTATTTCCATTGACAAAGATAAAACTCAATGCGCTACTTTAATTAAAATAAGAGAGATGTTTCCTAAATATAAAATGTACTTTTTTAATAGCGGAGATAGAAAGGAAGGCAACCTCGTATCGGCAGAATCTGAAACATGTAAAGCTCATAATATTTTTGAAATCGTATTAGATTTGCCTAAAATATATTCATCAAGTGATTTATTAAAAAATAATTTATGACATTCAAAGAATATTACCAAATGTATTTGACTTTGCACAAAAATAAATGGAACAGAAGACTTCATGTTCTTGGGCAATTAGTCACGATTGCTTATTTTATTGCGTGTGTTTATTTGGTGTTTTGGAAGTCTTTGTTTTTCTTACCGTTGTTTATAGCTCTTCCTTTCGTAGTGTACCCATTTGCATGGAGCGGTCATTTTTTCATTGAGAAAAATAAGCCAGCTGCTTTTAAGAATCCTATTTGGGCTAAAGCCGCAGATTGGGTAATGTTAAAAGATATCATCCTCGGCAGAATTGAATTCTAATGAAAATTATTGTCACAGGCATACTTGGCCAAGATGGCGCCAATATGGTGGAGTATTTATTAAAAAATACTACCGCTGAAATTTATGGAATGATTAGAAGAAGCTCTAATCCAAATTTTATAAATTGTTTAAATTTTATTGGAGATTCTAGATTTAAATTGGTTTATGGAGACCTTTCGGATAGCGTAAGCATAGATAATCTAGTAAGAGAAATCCAGCCAGATTATTTTATTAATTTTGCTGCTCAAAGTTTTGTAGGATGTAGTTGGAATATTCCGCTTCAGACATTCGACACTAACGCTACAGGCGTAGTAAGATGCTTAGAAGCTATAAGAAGATTTAAGCCAAACTGCCGATTTTACTCTGCTGGATCTAGTGAAGAATTTGGCGACGTTTCTGCTATTCCCCAAGACATAACCCACCCCATCCGCCCAAGGAGTCCATATGGTGCATCCAAAGCTGCTGCAAGACATGCTGTTAAAGTTTACAGAGAGTCTTATAACTTATACGCTATACATGGAATTCTTTTTAATCACGAAGGAACTAAGAGAGGAGAAGAGTTTGTAACCAGAAAGATAACAAAGGGTGTTGCTAGAATATATCACGCTCTTAAAAATAATAAGACATTTAATCCGATAGAATTAGGTAATTTAGATGCTAAAAGAGACTGGTCCGACTCTGAAGATTTTGTTGATGGTGTATGGAAAATGTTAAATCAAGAAATTTATAGAAAAGAAGATTTTCAACCAGAACTTTATAGAGAAGAATCTTATAGTAAAAATTTACTTAAAAACATAAAAGATTATGTTCTTTCTAGCGACGAGACTCATTCTATTAGAGAATTTATTGAAATTGCATTTAATGAAATTGGAATTGAAGGAGTTTGGCACGGAACTGGAATTTTAGAAGAATATAGTATTTCTACAAAGTACGCCATCGCAAATGATCCATTGTCTTCTGTTTTAATTAAAGTAAATGAAAAATTTTACAGACCAGCAGAAGTCGATTTATTGATGGGAGACTCTACGCCAGCCAGAACAGAACTTAATTGGCTTCCAAAAACTGATTTCCAAGGTCTGGTGAAAAAGATGGTCGCCCACGACATATCTCTCCTTGACAAATCGGCTTGATCAGGCAATACTAGGCGGGTGACTGCGAAAACCAAAAAGCCCAGAAGTCTAAGCAAGCAACAACAATTAATCATAAATTTTTTATTAGAAACTAAGTCTTGTAATTGGCCTAACGAGATGCGAATCGCAAATATGCTTATTAAAGAGCATGGCTTTGAGTGGCTCATGAGCCTTAGAGGCAGGACCAAAGTTATATCGCTTGTTTGGTTTTTGGGCGAAAACGGGAAAAATTTTCTAAGAGACATCAAAAAATATCAATCCCTTTCTTTTGAAAAGGAGAAAATAATTCTAGAAGATAAACCTGTTGCCCCAGAAGTCGAAGTAAATAAAAAACCAACCTCAGTCAAAGAGTTCTTAAATCTTTTTAACAAAAAATAATATGGCAAGACCCAAGAAAGAAGTGCAAGAAGTAGCAGAAGAATCAAACGCTTCAGGAAAACTAAAGGTTCTAGATAGCATCCTAAGCCGCAACAAAGATCACCATTATGCTTTTGATAATAATATTGATTATATCGTCAGCAGCGGCAGCTTGACTCTCGATATTGAAATGGGCGGCGGCATTCACCCCGGTATAGTACGGTCTTCTGGAATCACTGAAGGCGGCAAGACCAGCAACGCTCTTGCCTTCGCCCGTAATTTTCAAGTATTGCACCCTGAGAAAGGTTGTATTATTTATATCAAATCAGAGGGCCGTCTTAGCGAAAATATGGTCGCTAGGTCTGGTGTTGATACAGATCCAGCAAAATGGCGAGTCATTCCTACAAACGATTATGAGTTTGTGACCGACACAATGCGCGAATTGATTAAAGATAATGATGAAGGCAACATTTACTTTTTTATAATTGATAGCCTCGACGCTTTGGTTCCCAGAAATGATCTAGCCAAGTCTGCTACTGAAGCGAACAAAACCGCTGGAGCGGCTTTGCTCACATCAGATCTGTTGCGCAAGATGGCTGCGGCCTTTTCTTCTAGAGGCCATATTTGCTTCATTATTTCTCAAGTTAGATCTTCGATCAAGATTAACCCGTACGAGAAAGGCGACCCAAAGGTCACTAACGCAAGCGGCGGAAATGCTGCTCTGCACTACTCCGATTGGATCCTTGAATTCCAGCAGCGGTGGAATAAAGATTTTATTTATGCTAACGCTAAAGGCGATGGCAACCCTGTTGGTCATTGGTGCAAGATAGTCTTTAGAAAGACGCCTAATGAAAAGTCTGGTAGAGAGGTCCGCTATCCAATCAAATATGGACGCTCTAACGGCTCTAGTGTTTGGGTGGAATACGAAATCGTAGACCAACTTTTAGCTTGGGAATTTGCCCACGCCAAAGGAGCGTGGATTACCATTACCGACGAGCTTATCAAAGAACTTGCTGACAATAGTCTTGAGATGCCAAAACAACATCAAGGCGAGGCCAATCTTAAAAATTTCCTTGAAGAGCATCAAGACATTACACAGTATTTATTCAATAAATTTATAAGCGCTCTTAAAAAGTGAAGCTTTACAATGTGTACGGAAAGATAGTTAGCAAAAATGTCTCTCAATATTTGATTGACTGGGACGCTAATTCTCGATCCAAAGTACAATTCAACACAAAGCAATTCTTAAGGACTTACTGGAAAAATCATATAGTATACGAAGAGTTTCCCGTCTTTGGCTCTAGACTGAAAGTAGATATCGTCAACGCTACCCTCAGAATAGCCGTTGAAGTACACGGCAAGCAACACACTTCATATAATAAATTTTTTCATGGTGAGTCTCGTCTAAACTATCTTAAATCTATTAAAAGAGATGTAGCTAAAGAGAAGTGGCTATCTATAAATAAGTTCCAACTTGTGGAAATTTATGAAGACGAAGTCAAAAATCTTTCCGCTCAGTTTTTTAAGGATAAATTTAATATAATTCTTTAATGGCCATATACTCGCTACAGGTAGAAAAATACGTCTTGTCTGGTCTTATCAGACATCCAGCTTCTTTCGCTGACATAGAAAGCTTTATTAATGAAAGTGATTTTATTAATGATGTGCATTACACCATCTTCTGCGTCTTCAAGGAAACGTTTAACAAAGGCGAGCAGATTGACAAGATCTTGATTTCTCAAAAATGCAAGAATCTTGGGATTACATTTAAGGATCAATCTATTGATATCTTTAGTTATGTTAACAGCATCTGTTTGATACCAACCTCTCAGGCTGGTCTTATTGAAGGCGCTAAAGAGTTGCTTAAACTGCGCGTCAGGCGAGAAATCGAGCAGACCGGGGACGAGATCAAAAAGTTTGCTAATTCTTGCGCCGAAAAGCCAATTGAAGAAATCATTACAGAATCTGATAAGATTTACAATAGCAAAATTTGCACCTACGCCTCTGAAAATAATAAACCAGAAGACATAACTAATAATGTCATTGAAATTATTGAAGAGCGCGGCAACAACCCCATCGAAGACACAGGCCTAACAAGCCCTTACGCGAACTTTAATCGCCTCTATGGCGGAATTCGACCCGGCAATCTGTATGCTTGGGTAAGCAGGCCAAAGCATGGCAAGTCAACGATCCTAAATGATCTCGCCATCAAAATTACTTCAATTAACAAAGGATGCAAGGCGCTGGTTCTTGATACAGAAATGTCTACCATAGATATGAAGTTTAGAATAGCTTCATCTTTGACTGGAATTCCAGTATGGTATCTTGAAACTGGAAACTGGAAAAAGAACAATAATCTATATCAAAAGTTTGAGCAAAGTAAGGATAAAATTCGTGCTCTTAATAATCAAGTCGATCATTTACAAGTCGCAGGCAAACCAATTGAAGAGGTTGTTTCTATTGTCAAGCGCTGGTATTTCTCGAAGGTAGGTCGTGGCAATCAATGTGTTGTTGTTTACGATTATATTAAATTAACCGGAGAATCAGATAAGAATAAACAAGAATATCAGCTAATCGGCGAAAAAGTCAATGCCTTAAAGGAGCTTTGCTCTGAGCTTAATATTCCCATTCTTACTGCTTGCCAATTAAATCGTAGCGCAGAAAGCGGCGTTGATGATAGCAGCGCGATCTCTCAGTCTGATCGGTTGCAATGGTTCGCTTCATTTGTAGCTATTTTTAGACGCAAAAGTGTTGAAGAAATAGCTGACGACGGCCCAGAATTTGGTTCTCATAAGCTCATACCGCTTGCCACCCGCTTTCAAGGAAAAGATTCTGCTGGCCATCACGACTTAGTCAGAATCCAAGAAGGCAAAAAAGTTAAATATATGCCTAACTATATAAGCTTTAACATTAATAATTTTAATGTTCAAGAGACTGGAACGCTTGAGGATATTCTGTCTGCGAGAGCGTTGAAACCTGAGCTTGATGATTCTGGCGATGGCGAAGTTCTATGAATGACTGCGAATCTGTAAGAAAAATACTTACTGACATAGGATATGTTTTAACTGATCATGGCCGAGAATATCGGACAAGACCTCTTTATAGAGATTCCGGTAACGATAATGTTCTTAGAATTTGGAAGAATTCTGGCCAATGGGTGGACTTCAAAGAAAACATTAGCGGTTCTATTGAAGATTTAGTAAAACTTACCCTAAAACTTAAAACGATTGACGATGCTAAAAAGTGGATTTCTGAGAAAGGGATAGACACATCTTATTCTGAAGACCACCAGCAAAGAGTCACCACCACCCAAACTACTGTTTTCGATAAATCTTTATTAATAAAGCTCTCAAGAGACGATTCTTATTGGGAAGGAAGAGGTATTTCAACTCAAACCTTGCAACCGTTCCAAGGAGGCGTTGCTTCTACAGGCAAGATGTTTAATAGATATGTTTTTCCCATCTTTAACTGCAAAGATGAGATAGTCGGATTCGCTGGGAGAGATGTTTCTAAAACAAGTCTAGAAGGACGACCTAAGTGGAAGCTTATTGGAGATAAAAAAGAGTGGGCCTTCCCGCTAAAGGTTAATGCTAAAGACATCAAGTCTTCTAAAATAATTATCTTAGTAGAAAGCATAGGCGATATGCTGGCGCTTAGAGAAAATGGAATTAATAATTCTATTGTTTCTTTTGGTTTAAACCTTTCTCCTAAAATTATTTACTCTTTGATTGGCTATAATCCTAAAAAAATTATCATTGCTTTCAACGACGACTCTTTTAATAATGCTGCCGGAAATCTGGCGGCAGAATCAGCGCAGCAAAGGCTTTTAAATTACTTTGATCCAAGTCAAGTGCAAATCAAGCTTCCTTTCGGAGCAAAAGATTTTGGAGAAATGCATTTAAAAGATAGATCTTTAGTTTTTAACTGGTATAATTCTATCCAATGAGCAACGTAGAAAAAGTAAAGCTAAGCGCTAGTAAAATCAAAACTGCCGAAGGTTGCAGTTGGCTTTACTATACTAAATATATCCTTAAGCTGCCAGATACATCAAACTCTGGCGCATCTAGAGGAACAATCTGCCATTTAATTTTTGAGCTTCTCTTAACTGACAGACACAAGAAATATTTTGAAGATCTATGCTCTGGTAAAGCTGGCGTGATTAAAAACCCAGCTATTCATAGACTTATTCTAAAACACGCTAAAAAACTAAAAGTAGATGATGAAGAAAATCTAGATCTGATTTATAACATGATTCAGACTGGTCTTCAAAGCGACTTTTTTTGCAACGGAGCGTTACTTGTAGAAGCAGAGTCTGAGTTCAAGCTAGAAGAAGAAGACTACATCATCAATGGCTTCATCGACAAGCTCGCAAAATTCAGCGACACAGAATATAAAATATACGACTACAAATCAAGCAAGGGAAAATTCTCTAAAGAAGAAATTGACTTCAATCTTCAAAACTTGATGTATTCTTTAGCTGTATTTAAAACTAAGGGGCACATTCCTGACGTATCTTTTATATTTCTTAAGTTTAAAAAGCAACCGATTCAAGAAGCCCCGAAACCAACCGCAGAACAGCTAGAAGGTTTTAAGGCCTATCTAAGTTATGTAGCTGGTTATATTTCTTCTTTTGATGAAAAGAAAGCTATCGAAAATCTTGCTGCAAGCTCGCCAAAGAAAAAATGGATGTGTGGAAGCGATGTCCCCGGCAAGTGGATTTGCCCGTCGAGATCTCCAGTTACTTATTACGTTGGGGTTGACGAGAATGATAAATTTATAAAGTCTTCATTTAAAAAAGAAGATCTAATTAATGATGCAAAGGTAAAGTTAATAAACAAAAAAGACTACAAAGGCTGCCCCTTCTGGCGCAAGGATGACCCAACTTTCTGATTGACTCTCTCCGAAAACCACGCCATAATCCATCATGTACTCGGCTGTCCCTTTATTTAAGTCTCACTATAGTCTTGGCAAATCTGTTCTAACTCTTGCGAAAGCCGGATCAAGCGAGCCTGATGAACCGAGTTCTGTAATAGACATTGCTAAAAAACTAAATCTTAGTAAAATATATTTAGTAGATGATTCTATTTCTGGCTTCCTTGAAGCTTGCAAATCTTGTGAAGACGCCAAATTAGATTTTACTTTTGGCCTTCGCTTGACTGTCTGCGACGACATCAATAATAAAACAGCTGAATCCAGAGAGAAAGAGCACAAGATAATAGTCTTCATTAAAAAATCAGAAGGCTATCAGAATCTTATTAAGATATCTACCGTAGCAAGCACTAATGGATTTTACTATTATCCGAGAATAGACTGTAAAACTTTAAGAGAGCTTTGGAATAATGAGAATCTTTTGCTTTGCATTCCATTCTACGACTCTTATGTTTACAAAAACAATTTGACTTACAGCATTTGCGCCCCTGACTTCAGCTTTTGCAATCCAACCTATTTTATTGAAGATAATAATCTTCCGTTTGATGGTATATTAAAGAAGAAAGTAGAGGAAATAGTTCCTGATAAAAATCTTGTAGTCAAAGCTCAGTCTATTTATTACGAAAACAAAGAAGATTTCTTGGCATACCTTACTTTTAGGTGCATCTCAGAAAGAACAACTTTGAGCAAACCCAACTTAGAGCACTGCTCTTCAAACGAATTCTGCGCCGAGTCATTCAAGGAAAAATATGGAAAATGAACTACTGAGATTTGATAAGTCTAAAAAGCTTGTCTTTATTGATTGCGAGACTTTGAATCTCTGCCTTAACTTCTGCCAAAATCTTCCTTGGCAGATTGCGATGCTGCATACTGTTGGCGGCAAAAAGGTTGACGAAAGAGATTTCTTGATCAAATGGGAAACCAACCTTAAGATATCAGACGATGCAAGACGAATCACAAGATATCCGGAACAACTTATCCAAACAACTGGCAAGAAATTTGACGATATCTTTGATACTGTTAGGGATTGGCTTGACTCTGCTGACTATATTGTCGGTCACAATATTCTTGGCTTCGATCTATATCTCATAAAGGAGATGTACCTGTTGAAAGGATTAAGGTCGAATCATTTAGTTGACAAAATTTTAGACACCAACTGCTTAGCTAAAGGAATTAAGTACGGGATTCCAAAACTCCAAAAGGAATCCCTTGTAGAATATCAATATAAATTACTGCACACTTATAAAAAAGGAATCAAGACAAATCTAACAGCACTTGGTAAAGACTATAATATCGATCATGATTATGATAATCTCCACAACGCTATAATAGATTTGGAGCTTAACTTAAAAGTCTGGAACAAAATTAAATTTCAAGTCGAAATATGAGCAACTTTCACGATAATTTTTCTAATGTCAAGCTGCCTTTTCATGGCGTTAGATTGCCTGAATTCAATATCGAGTCTCGCTTAAAAAAGCAATATGGGCTAAAAGAAGATTCTTCTAACTACGATTTCTTGATGCAGGTATGCAGAACCAACTTCAAGAAACTAAATATCGCCAAAGAAGACTTTCCAAAGTATTCGGAAAGAGTAAAATATGAACTTGAGACCATTAAAGAACTTGGGTTTCTTGATTATATTCTTTTGGTTTGGACTGTTATTAACTACTGTAACGAAAATTCCATACCTGTCGGCCTTGGGCGCGGTTCTGCTGCTGGTAGTCTTATTCTTTATTTACTTGGCGTCACGAAGGTAGATCCAATTAAATACGAACTATTCTTTGAGCGTTTCATTTCTAAGATTCGCGCAAAGAAACAGGTAGTAGATGGAATCACTTATCTTGACGGATCCTTGATGTGCGATGTCGATATCGATATCTGTTATTATAATCGCCATAAAGTAATTAAGTATCTTGACCAGCTTTTCTCTGGCAGAACTTCGAAAATCCTCACTCTTACCACCTTGAGCGGCAAACTGCTTATCAAAGAATGCGGTAAAATCATTGAGGAGAAGCAGGAATCAGAAATGAACGATGTAAGCTCTCTGATTCCAAAGGTGTTCGGCCAAGTGAAAGACTTGAAAGAGGCTTACGCCGAAGTCCCAGAATTTCAAACTTGGTGCGACAATAATCCAAGAGCCTATAAGACAGCTTTGCGTTTGCGTAATCTTATTAAGAATAAGAGCGTTCACGCCTCCGGGATGATGCTTTCATACTACCCGATAGATCAAAGCTGCCCTGTTGAACTTACCAGCGACAAAGAACAGGTATCTAGTTATGACATGAATTGGATTTCCATCTTCAATGTAAAACTAGACCTGCTTGGCCTTAGAAGCGTTTCAATTGTTGATAGAGTCTGCAAGCTTGTCGGGATTAAAGTTTCTGATATTGATTTTAATGATTCTTTAATCTATCAGCAACTTCAAGATCTCAAAACTCCTCATGGATGCTTCCAAATTGAAGCTGAAACGAACTTTAAGGTATGCAAAAAGGTAAAACCTAAAAACCTAGAAGAACTTAGCGGTGTATTGGCGCTGGCTAGACCTGGAGCATTAGAGTTCGTAGATCAGTACGCTAACTTTACAAATAATAATGTTTACGAACCGATCCACCCATTCTTCGACTCTGTACTTAGCAAGAGCGGCGGCGTTGCTCTTTATCAAGAGCAGTTGATGAAAATGTCTAATAAAATCGGATTCACGCTAGACGAAGCAGAAGTTCTTCGGCGTATCGTAGGTAAAAAGAAGGTTGAAGAGGTGAAGAAATGGAAAGAAAAGATTTCCGATAAAATCAAGGAGAATAATCTAGCCCCAGAAGTCGGAGATATTCTATGGCGTATTCTTGAAAATTCTGCTAATTATTCTTTCAATAAGTCTCACTCAATGAGCTATGCTGCTTTGGCGGCTTGTACAGTGTATCTCAAGTTCAAGCACTCCAAAGAATTCTTCTTGGCTTTGCTTGAGATGACGAAGCACGAACCTGCTCCTTTGGAAGAAATATCTAAGATTCAAAAGGAATTGCGTCATTTTGGCATTCAACTTCTTGGGCCTCATATCTTAAAATCAGAAACAGATTTTTCTATTCAAGGCAATAATATTAGATTTGGCCTTTCTTCTATTAAGGGCATTTCTGAGAAGACAATGGATAAGCTCAAGCTTTTCAAGAGTGAGCAATCTAGTAAATTTGAAGTTTTCCAAGCAGCTAAAGAAGTCGGCTTGTCTATTGGCGTATTGTCTGCGTTGATTCAAGCTGGTGCGCTTGACGGCTTCTCTAGCTCAAGAAGCAGAGTCGTCCTAGAAGCTCAGCTATGGAATGTATTAACAGATAAAGAGAAAGTCCTAGCCATGGAGTATGGCCCTCAATGCGAAAACGATCTTCTTAAAACTGTTAAAAAACTTTCAGAGACCAAAAATGAGAACGGTAAACTTCTTATCAAAGAAACCCGTTTAGCCACCATTAAAAAGAAATATGATCCATATTTAAAGATCTATCAGCAGAATAATAAATCAGAAAGCTTTGCAAACTGGTTTTATGAAAATAAGCTATTAGGCTATAGCTACGACAAATCTCTCAATGGCATATTCTCGCAAAAAATGCCAAATCTAATCACAACTTCTCAGGCTTTGGAATGCTCTGATAATCAGACAGTTTATGTGGTTGGCAAGGTTGACGATTCATCCGAATGGATATCTAAAAACGAGAAGAAAACCAAAACATTTAAGATGATTGTTTCTGATGAATTTGGTTCCATCCCAATTCTTACTTTCAATGATAAGATAGAATTTAATAAATCAGCAAATGGTGATAAACTACCTGAGAAAGACGATATAGTTATCGTTAAAGGACAAAAGAAAAAAGACTGCATTTTCGGCGACACAATAGGTATCCAAACCCTCAAAATCTACACAAAATTATCAGAACTGAAAGAAAAAAATCTTGACAATCAAGAGTAAAACCCTCATCATATAACGTATGCTTCAATTCTACAAGCCTAACTCTAAGAATACTGGTTGCGGTTGTTCCTTTAAATATTCTGCCAAGGATGACTGTATTTTTGTCAATATGATCAAGCAAGCCAGTTGGGATGATCAAACCAAGCGAGGATCATTCGCTGGTAATGCTCAAAACCCAAAGGCGTCTTGCTCTGTAAAGCTCAGCCTAACGGAGGCCGCTGATATTATTTCTGCCGTCCGTCGTAATGGAGAAGTTTCAGCTTTCCATGATTCTGCGAAACAAGTAACCAGAATCAAGTTCTCGCCTTATGTTCGACCCACCAAGGATGACCCAAGCAAGACTGCTCAAGTAGGCTATTCTTTTTCAATCTCCAAGGAAAGTAAGGAAAACGCTCAAGACAAGACGTCTTTTCTAATTGGCTTTACTTTTGGAGAGGGAGTACGTCTTGAGTCTTTCTTTTGCTATGCTCTAGCTAAAAGTTTTGAAAAGGCTTCACTAGATCAAGATAATAGATCAGCCGCTATTCCTCCAGCAGCCTCTCCTAAGAAAGAGGAGGCTCCGAAGCAGGAATCGTCGGATGACGATCTATGGTAAAAAAGAAAAAGATACTTTATCACAGCGATTTTGCTTTGTCTAAGACTGGCTTTGGTAGAAATACCAAGGCCATTCTTTCTTATTTATATAAGACTGGCAAGTATGAAATTGTATCTCTTAGTGGCGGCCTAACATTAAACCATCCAGAGCTAGAAAGAACTCCCTGGAAAAGCTACGGCTCTTATCCTACCTCCGGTGCAGCTTTAGAAGACGCAAATACAAACTCAGATAAAAGCAGGCTTTATTCTTATGGCGCGTTTGAGTTAGACAAAGTAATAGAATTAGAAAAGCCAGATATATATATTGGCGTCCAAGATTTTTGGGGAGTAGATTATGCCATCGAAAAGCCTTGGTTCAATAGGCTTAACCATGTACTTTGGGTTACTTTAGATTCTTTACCGCTTCTTCCTTCTGCCGTAGCTGCTGCTCCTAAAGTTAAAAATTATTGGGTGTGGTCTAGTTTTGCTGAAAAAGAAATGCATAAGCTCGGGCATACTCACGTTAAAACTGTTCACGGAGCAATCGACATTTCCGACTTTAAGCCTCTATCAAAAGAAGATAAACGAAGTATAAGAAAAAAGAACGATATTTCTAATGATGACTTTATAATTGGTTTCGTTTTTAGAAATCAATTAAGAAAGTCTGTACCAAATCTTCTACAAGGTTTTAAAATTTTCAAAGAGAAAAATCCTCAATGTAAAGCCAAACTTCTTTTTCATACACATTGGAAAGAGGGCTGGGGTATTGAAAAGCTGTGCAAAGAAACCGGAGTAGATATAACTGAAATATTAACCACTTATATTTGCAAAAAGTGCAGAAACTACGATGTGCGCTCGTTCGACGGTCACGAAGTAAACTGCAAGAAGTGCCAAAGCGAAAAGTCTTGCGTTACTACTTCTACATCTTTAGGAACTACTGAGGCGCAACTCAATGAAGTTTATAATTTGATGGATGTTTACTGTCATCCATTCACAAGCGGAGGCCAAGAAATTCCCATACAAGAAGCAAAATTAACTGGATTAATTACTCTTGTAACTAATTATAGTTGCGGAGAAGAGATGTGTGTTCCTGAAGCGAACTCTATCCCGCTTGAATGGAGTCAATATAGAGAATTTGGTACAGAGTTTATTAAAGCTTCCACTTGCCCTAATTCTATTGCTGAAAAATTAGGTATAGTTTTTTCTATGCCTGAAGAACAAAGAATCAAAATGGGAAGAGCCGCTAGAAAATGGGCTATTGATAATTTTTCTGTAGATAGCGTTGGTCAAAAAATCGAAAAGTTCTTGGATTCTTGCGATGTCAAAGAATATACTACGGAAAAAGATCCGCCCAAGCTTAACGATCCAGACGCCTCTATACCAGACACAGAAGACGAAGTCAAGTGGCTAAAATCTTTATACTCTTTAATCTTAAAGAGAGATATCGCTGACAATGATGACGGCTTGATTCACTGGATTGAAAAAATTAAAAGCGGCGTTTCAAGGCCAACAATAGATCAATACTTTAGAGAGGTCGCTCGTAAAGAAAATGACAAAAATAGAACTTTTAAATTAGAAGACTTATTTGGAGACACCCAACCAGAAGATAGAATCTTTGTTTCTATAAATTCAACAATAGAAAATATATTCTTATCCACTAAAATAATTTCTTCTATAAAAGAAAAATATCCTAACAAACACATCTTTGTTTCTTCTAATGAGCAAAGCCAACCCATATTCTCCGGCAACACTAATATAAAAGAAGCATTTATACAAACAAAGCAATTCTCTGATCCAGAATTTTTAAGAAAGAATTTCTTTGAGAGTTATTGCTTAGATAATTTTTCAATCAACAATCATCATTCTGTTCTAATCAAATGAATCTATTAAAGTCTTTTCAATCCACAACTGGTTTAGAGCCCGGCAAAGGACATATCTATGAAAAAATATATCCACTGCCATTTGATAATTTTATAGTTTTAGATACTCAGTCTGCTGATGCTAACAGGAATTACAGTTTCTGGTTCAGAGTAATAGAGCTAATCGAACCAATACTATCAAAGCAAAAAATTAATATTGTTCAATTTGTGGAAGACAAGAAGTATCACTTTAATCATACTTATATTGACAATAGCGTTCACTTAAGCCAAAAAACCTATCTTCTTAAAAAAGCAAAATTCTTTTGCGGCGCTTCCAAAATATACTCTCTAATCTGTTCTGAGTATGGCGTGAAGCAATGCTACCTTAAATATGATTACTATTTAGAAAATACTCTAGTAGAAGATGATTGCATCATTCATTCTAATTACAAAAGAAAAAACTTTGTAAATCCAACTAATGCTCCAATAAATAATATTAGGCCGGAAGAAATAGCCAGAAAAATTATACAAATGATTTTGGGCTATGAACCTGAATTTGATAGCACAATATCTATCGGCAGGGTTTACGCAACTCAAAGCATAGAAATTATTCCCGATAATGTTTTTGATATAAAAGCGGATGGTAAAAATGAAATAATTATAAGAATGGATTACCTTTTTTCTGAAGCTCATTTAGATAAGCAGCTTAAGATTTTGCCCGCCTTCATAGTTACGAACAAGCCAATAGATAAAAACATCCTACTACGCAATAGAAAAAATATCAAAAAAATATACTTTAAAATAGAAAAAAATTCTGAAGAAAATTTTGTAGCAGAATTAAGCAAAATAGGCATCGATTGTGATCTTATAACAGGCTTAACCGGAGAAGATTTAGATAAAGAAAAAATCAAATACCTAGATTTTAAAAAAATCAATAGATTAAATGTTTTAGATTTAAGCTTTCTAGACGGCCTTGATAAGTCTAAAGTTTATTATAAAGTAAATAAAATCGTGGTAAAGTCTAGTAAAACATTTTGTAGCAGATGGAACGCCAAAGCATCTTTGAGCCACTCAAATGTAAGAGAAGCGGAATGCGCTTTGCCGCCTTCTTTCGATGATGCTTTCAAAGAAGAGGCCGACTATTTTTATTTCTTGACAAAAGAGAAGCTGTAGGTCATAATCATCCGATGAGTATTCCTCCAAAAGTTCTCAAGAGAAATGAGTACGGTCTTCTTGAAGACCCTCCCATCCCGTACGTATTTAATGATGACGGATACGTTAACTGGCGCAAAATGATCCGTCCAGAGTTCCTTGTGCCTAACAAGCAAAGAACTCAAGAAACCGACATCTCGAAGCTAGAAGATAAAGACCTATTGATTCTTTTGGGCGGCATTAAAGAACTCGCTCAAATCAGAGGTTTTACTTGCGTTTCTTATGATGTGCCAGAAGCTGGGCCTAATTACGTAATTGCTAGTTGCTATATTAATTGGATTGGCAATTATGAGACTTCTAATGTAGATGTGTCTTTCCAAGCCTTGGCTGACGCCTCTCCCGACAATACTCAAAGTTTTGCAAGAAACTACTTAGCTGCCATTGCCGAAAATAGAGCTTTCGTTAGATGCGTCAGAAACTTTCTAAAGATCAATATTGTCGGCCAAGAAGAAATCGGCACAAAGGTTGTTGATGAGCCAGCTCCAGAAAATCCAATGTCTCCTGCTACTGTTCTTTACAATCTCATGAAAGAAAAGAACATCTCTTTTGAGCAAATTCAAAAGAGACTAGTCAAAGACAAGTACGAAAAGGCAGAAGAAATTACATCTATCAACGACCTTTCTAAGCCAAAGATTTTCGAGCTTATCGAAAGAATTAAGAAGGCTTAATTACCACCTGTTAGCAGGGCAGCTTTCGTAGTCGGCTTTTACTTTCATCGACACGAAACATCCGCAAATCGTGCATCGACCTAGATCTCTATCTAGGTCTTTGCATTTACTACATATGTCTAGTCTTTCTTGAGCTTTGTCTTTTTGAGATATTATCGGTCTTCCATTAGCTATTGCTGATCCAGCTTTCACCGCAGATCCGCTTAAACTTTTTGAAACCTTCGCTGCTTCTTTAAATAAATCGCTGAAGTCATTTAAGTTCATATTTTTATTGTTCCTGGAAACATATTTGCGTATGTAAAATCTATTGCTTTAGAATAAGAGTCTCCGCATCCGTAAGTACAGAATATAGCTTCTCCATTTATTCTCCCATTAGAAACTGATAATGCTTGCGCCGTTCCTCTTGCATTGGCTTCTATAGTGCCGCCTGCATTATAAAATTGAAAATAAGTATTAGGAACAGTATTAGCTGTCGGGAGCAAAGTCCCCGGAGGCACATATTTTTCATAGCTATCATTATTTAAACCACGACAACCAATTGCTGTATATCCCCCTACTCCTATTGGCGCGCTATTATTAACGCAAGACGTTGTTTGTTCTGTAACTATTCCTAATATTTTTCTTCTAAATGTTCTTAAATAACTTTCTTTAAATGCTCCCGCCATCAAAGGGTGCAAGAAAGGCTTAAAGCTTAAAGTCATTGAATCTTCAGAAGAAACTTTATATATTCCTTGAGCCAAACCTAAAGGCTCAGCTTTATCTGATTTTAATTCTACTCTTCCTACACTTCTAGAAGCAGAAACTGCAATAGAAGAGTTTATTGGCAAATAAAGACTAGCTTCATTTGTTAGGGCTTCTTTTGTTCCATTTGTATTAAATGAAATCAAATCAAATTCATTATCTCCTAAAGACGACTCGAACCAAGCATTATAAGAATTCTTTTGATCTACAGCCCAAATCATTGGTAAAATAACTCTAACTTCATTAAGATTATTTATCCCCATAACTAGTCTATTGAACATCTCTGCTCTAGGCAGCATGTTTGGCAAAGGACCGAAGCCGTATTGCCCATCTCCTCTCACAGAAAGAGGCAGCAGCGTGAGCCATGGAGGAGGAGTAAACCTGCTCGTAGAGAAAACTGCTGCGCTGCCATCTGGCACAACAGTCAAATTATTTAAAGAAAACAATTCTGGAACCCCACCATCAGCGCTCTTTTGTTCTACATTTGGATTTAAAGAAACTGGAGTTATAGCACTAGAATCTTTTGTTGGCTCTATTGTGCTTGAAATCGTCGAGTCTTCCACTTCGCTCACGCCCGCGTCCGTATCTTCGGTATAAATTTGGCTATTTTCTAGTGGATTTGTAAATTTATCTGTATATAATTTTGAAATTATATTCCAAGTTTCATCTAATATTCCTATAGAAGACACATCTTTCTCTTCTGGCGTTGCGTCAAGATCGTAAAAAGCTACAGAATTTTCTGAGTTTGGCTGCTCTTCTGGTATAGAAAAATTTAAATATTCATCGAGCCTAGCCTTTTGCTCTACGGAAAAAGGATTTCCATTGTTTTGCTCAAGTCTTTGTTTGTCAGAATATACGCTTGCCAGTCTCACTCCGCCTTCAATAGACGCTTTTAGATTGTCTCTATCAAAAGAATTATTCTGCAAAACCAATACGCTCCTGTTTATATTTAAATCATTAGCTACTATTTGGAAAGATCTTTTAACAAAAGGAACAAGGTCTGTGAAAGTCTGCTCTCTTTTGCTTTGTAAATTTTTGAATAAAGAATAACCGTGCCCCGGATCAGTTATTTGTATGCCCACTATTTTTCCATATTCATTTAACTTTACTATTCCCTCTGCTCGCTTGCCGCCCTGCGACTCAGGAACTAAGTTTGGAGGAGGTATTTTTAAAGTAGGAGGAATAAGGAATACATCTTTAGGCACTGAAGGTAAAAGAATAGAATTTACTGTACCTTCTAATACTGGATCTCTGTAAAAAACATCATATTCGCACGCTAATTTATAAAATATTTTAAAGTCAAATGTAGACGACGAAGATCTCCCATCTGAAGTTGTGATGCCTTTCAGTTCATCATATTTATAAAAACCAGCTTCAGGTATTCTAATGCCCCTCAAAACTGGGCTATTTAAGTCTAAATTTATCTTTTTGTCTTTTTCGCTTCTTGTTTCGGCATTTAATGGCACATACTTATCGTAAGCAATGTATCTCCAGTAAGGTGGAATTAGTAATTTAGAAAAACTCAGAGACTTTGTCCTTCCACTTGATGTGCATTCTACTTCATGTTTTACCACCAGAAGTCTTAAGTTATCATTTTTGTTATCTTCTAATTCGTCTATTCTATCAAATAAAGATCTTTGCGCCGCGATAATATCCACATCTCGCTCTATTGATAAAACAAATTTTTGAGATTTGGTAAAGAAACCAAATTTTTTGTTTTCCGTAGCCGAAGTCGTAGTTGGATCTTTTGTTATTGTTATTGCTTTAGTTAAATCTACATAAGAAGCTCCACTTTTATATTGTAATTTTACCTGGAAAAGCGTTGTTTTAATTGATATTTTATTTTCAAAAAAAGAATAGTCGAAAAAGTCATCATTTATTTTCCAGAATAAAACTATCGATTTATTAGCTAATCCTTCTTTGTTAGTTATTATACATGGATGTATTTCTGTAACTGAAGCTGGATAAAAATACCCCTTTGTTTCATTATTTGTTTTTGTATAATTAGGCTCATAGTAGAAAAAATCATTTCCTACTCCATTCGTAAAATAATAATTTCCTATATCCAATCCTTTAAAAACTGAAGTATCTAAAAAACCATGCGAATAAGTGGGTTCTGCGCTCGTAATCTCATCACCTTGAATTGATTCTGTCCGATTATTTGATATTGTATAAACCTCAGAAAATTTAGTATATATTTCGTATCTTAAAGTTGCTGGATTAACTACATCTATTATATTTGTTGATATAGAAGAATCTATTGGTCTTTGTGGTTCTGCATTGTCTATGTTATCAAAGAAAAGAGTCTTTTGCTCTGTAGTTTGAGGCGTAAACCTATCAAAACTAACCTTTATATAAAAATCAAAATACCCTCCAGAGTCTGATCTTATTATAGATTGCTTATTAAAATTAAAAATATAACCACTAATTTTTCCTTTGCTATCTTTTCTAGCTAAATATTTATCCTTACTTAGAATTATAGTTTTCCAACTTTCTGCGTCTTTTCTCTTATAAAAAAGCTCTAACCCTGATAAAGCAGATATATTGAACTCTTCTGTCGGCGCTAACACTAATTGCGCATTTACTAAATCATAAGTTTTAGGCTCTCTTTTTATAGAAAAGCTTTCTATGACGCTTGTTGGTAAATCTGTTATAGTTGAACTCGATGGATCTATGGTAATAGGCTCGGTGGATACTGTCCCAATAGAATTAGAAGCCGTTAATATGAATCTAGTTTTATATACTCTGTCTACCTCAAAAGACTTGAACTTTACAGTTTGTGCGTCAAATAATTCTGGCTCTCCTACGGGTTCTTCATCTCCATTTTTGGTAGTAAAAAATTGCTTTGATAAAACAGCCGAAGAAGCATTTAAAACTATTATTATTAAATTAAACTTATCTAAATTGTTTTCGTATTTTTCTACGGTTAGGCCCACTGTAGGCAAAGAAGATGTTCCCGGGTCTTCTCTATTTACAGCTATTGGATATGATTTTTGTTGTGTTAATCTTATTGGCATTATTGTATCTCCGAGTCTAGGATTGGTTGATATTTAGCTTGGAACACAGCGTCTGTATCATTAAAAAGAGTGCTGTTTTGTATTTTAAATTTAAAAATATATTCAGTCACTCTTTCTGAAATTACACCATCTAAGTCTTTATTAGAGTCGGCTGATTCAAGTAGCAAAATTTCAGGCTTGTAGTTTGAGTTCAAATAGCTAGAATAATTCCCTACAGGAATTACATTTCCATCAACATCTTTTAACTGCAAAAACGCCCAAAAAAATTCTCCCTTTGTTATCTCAGATATTTCTGTACTCAATATATTCGATGAATAATCAGAATATAAAATAACTTCTGCTTCCCCTATTTTAGACGGCACAGAGTATGAGTTAGAAGAGGTTTGAGTGCTTTCTGCTTTAGATGGATTCGCTGCAGATATTATATTCCTAACTGTTGCTCTAGCCCTCAGAGATGTAACTTGATTATTTATTTTTATGTTATTTATTTGTATTGTTCTTTGCCTAGTCAATCCAGATGTAAAGTAATATTCTATATCATCAAATTTTTCTTTTATTAATATAGGACCATATAGCTGCTGATCATTTTGATCTATAATAGAGTATTCGACCTCATCCGCATAAGTATAAGTCAAAGGAAAAGATATCGACGCATTTGGGTAATCAAGCTGCACTCTAGACAAAGAAAAAGAATTACAAACCGGAGGATTAGAAACTGAAGTGTTTAAGAATGTGAAAGGAAAATTAAATGGCACTTCTCCATCTGCTAAAAATGAAAGAATTATTCTATTTTCTTTATCTAATAATCTAAATAAGTTAGACTTTGTTATCACTGCCGAAGAAACCCCGGCGCTTAAAACCATCGGCCTCAAAGTCGGATCATTCCCTAATCTTAAAAACATCGAAGAATATTTAGTATTAACTAAACTATAAGCTAATTGGAATGTGTAAGATCCCCCCTCCGTTATATAATCTGAAAAAACAGTATAGTCAAGTATTTGATCTTGAGACAAGTCAGTAAATGTTAAAGAACTAGACGAATTTCTATTTTCGTCATAGATTGTTTTTGTTACGCCTCCTATTTTTATTGTTAAAGTAAAAGCTGGTATTGTTATGTTTCTAATTAATTCTATTGATTGTTCGTCCGTTGAGTATTGATTTCTTATTGTATTTCCAAAATCATAATAGAAATTAAATGCTTTGCAAGAAAAAGTCCCGACTTTTCCTGTCGAGCTTATTATTGTTGTTTGATTTGTCCCATTAGCAGTGTCTGTCACGTTCACAGAAATGGTTGATTCTTGATTAAATCTATAGACTAACCTTGTAGCAAAATCAGTTTTGATTATAATTTGTTTTGCTTCAGTGTCCTCGTCTATTGAAACTATTCTTGGAATTTTAATTTCGACAGGAATATCCAAAGAATAATCTGTTCCATCAGCATCTGTCTCTACTACCTTAAAAACCCTGAATCTTAATGTTATGGCTGTTATTGTTCCTGAGTCGGATAGAACCGTTCCATCAGAAATTTCTTTAATGCTAAAGTATTTTGACAAATCTAAAACTTGGTCTATATAAGATACAGTCGCTGAAGCAACGCTTCCGTTATCCTTGAAAGCATGATAAACCGTTCCATCAAAATATTTTATATATCTAAAATTATATCCCCATATGTCTGCTTTTACTGTATTAACCGATGCGAAGTTTTTGTATAATTCTAGTGTTTGATCTGCTTTTAATGAAAAAACTGCTATTACTGTTTTTGCTGTTCCATTAATTGGACAAATTTGTTGATCTTCAAATATTTTTATTACTCCATTTACATTTACGGAAACTTCTCCAGCATTACTTGTGCATGTTATTGTATTATTAGGAGCTACAGATACTGAAGAATTGCAAACGTCAACATATTCAAATGATATTTCAGACGATATGTTTTCTAAAGTAGCGTCGTTAGTTTTTTCTAATTGAAAAGAAACTGGTCCATGAAAAACACTTTTAGTCACCCATCCATCTGACGTAACTAGAAGGATAAAAGGACAAAAATAGTCGCTTAACTTGATCGAACATTCTGTTAGTTGATCATCTAAATAATATCTTTGCGTGCCTGGATCATAATAAAATTTATTAGAAAAATCTTCTAAATAATCATGACTTTTATTTTCTATCAAAATTAAATTTTTATAGTAAAAAGTAGCGGGTGATGCGGTGGGAGTAATTTTATAATTTAAAATTTTGCAATAACTATAGTTTATATAAACATTATTTGTAGGCACTTTATTTATGTCTATATCAGACATATTAAAAGAAAGCATCGTGGCAGAACTACCATCTCCAGAAGGAAGCAATTTATGATATATTTTATTTATTAGCAGCGCGGAATAAGAATATATATCGACCTCAAATACGCTAAGAGCTTCTGCGCTTACTATTGTTCTTCTTTCTATAAAATTTCCTGCTCCCAATTGCACGTTGCCCATGGTCCCGCCTACGCCATTACTCCCAGCGCCACCATTATCGCTAACGCATTTTAATTGGCCTGATCTATAACCGGCAGATAAGTAAAGATTTGATATGTCTAAAGCTGTACCGCCGCCATCTAAACCCAAAGCATCAGTCCAAAATAAATTAGCATTATTAGCCACCCCGAGATGGTCTAAATAATTTCTAGCTACACCCTTAACATAAGTTGGACTGTTAAAAGCCTCCGAAGGAGAAGTCAAATACTGATTATCGCTAAATATAGAAGCGTAAGAATCAGAAAAAGCATTATCCGCATAAAAAAAATCAGCTCTTACATAAAAAGATGACATATTATTTTCTATTTATAATTTTAATTACAGAAGATTTAGAGAAATCGTCAAATTTAATATCTGGCGCACTCTTTATCTTGCTTATTGTTATATTCACTTCTATATCAGAATTATTAATTATATTATAATTTGCATCTACTGTATTTTCTGGGAACAAGCTTTCTACATAAAGACCGCCTATTTCCATTTCGCTTTGTGGCAGTAAAGTATTGTCGGCTGTTTGAGATTGACCCAATAGCTTTTTGATATTATTTATTTGAGTTGGGTTTAGATTTGCGTCTAAGCCAATCGTAAGCTGTCTATTATCAGGCATCTGCCTAACTGGGCTCAAAGCAGAAAAGAACGAATAATTATAATTAAATATAGGAGACCTAAGCCCCGTCTTCTTTATCTCGCATCTTTTAAATGTTATTGTTTTATTTGTGCCTTCTAGATTTATAGTTATAGTTTGGCTGTTGTCGATAGCGCTAATAGTCCACCAATCATCAACGTAATCGGAGTTTAACCAAAAAGCCGACTGGTCTCTTGGTATCCAAGCTATAATACTATTTGCAGTTGACTTGTACGCATTTCTAATTTGAGCTTTGAATAACTCAAGTTGATCCACGGCGACCTCTTCTTCTTCAGTTATGCTTGCGTCTGCCCCACCTTCTTCCCCTTTCTCCTCGGCTTTATTAAACGGCCTGTCTATGTCTTCTACGACTTTATACAAACGAACGAAATTAGGATACTTTATTTCATAAGTTGTTACATCTTCTCCCACAAATGTCTCGCCATCTGAATAAAACTTTCCTTTATATTTTAAATAAGGCAACTCTGTAGTGTTGGTAAACGCCGTGTCTGTTGGTATATTTATATTATCAAAAAAGCTCTGGCTTATGCTTACTTGATATTTAATTCCATTTTGTATGCCCGGCAAAGTATAAGTCGATTGGTAGGCATCAAAGAATAAAAATCTATAAATTGTTTCATGGCCGATTCCTACTTCGTATCCTACCACATTAGAAGGCGAATCCGTTGGTATGTCTTTGCCATTATAGTAATTTCTAAGAGCCAGATTTATTGTCGTAGAAGTTCCATCTTTAGATAATAGTTTAACATATGATTTTTGCTCCACTTGATTGTCGTCTAGTATTGGCAAAAGCTCTTCATTTCTTATTATTCCCAAATTTAGAGTTATTTCTCTCTGTGTCGATATCGCCGTGTTAGGATTGAATATGCAATAAAATTCGTCCCTAGCTTTTGCTTTTTTCAAATATCTAGAAACAACTCCGCTTGTCGGACCAGCTTCTACGATCATCACTGAATTTCTATAGACTTTTCTTCTTCTATTTTCATCACTTAATATATTTACAAAAATATCTCTTGGACAATTATTTATCAAGAAAATTTGCTGCCCATAGCTTGGTGCAGTTACCGTCAAGTCATTATTATTATCTGTTAATAGATAATGCCCGGCTGTTGTTATTCTATAGACTGGTTTTAACAAATTATACGATTGAGTATTATTTGTTAAATTCATCGAAGCTAAATTTGTTATATATATGCCTCTGAAATTATTAACTACTGTTTCTATAATGGCTTGATCAGCATAATAATAAGAAGAAGCGTACGTCTCGTCTTTTATTAAAGGAGTGATTATGATATTTTTATTATCTTTATCTGACTCTTTTTCCCCAGCAAAACTAACGTAATCATAAATACCATTCAAGAAAAACTTCAAATCAGTTTTTAATAAATAGTTCGTAGAAGAATCTTTCTTTGATATATAATAAATTCCTTTTTCGTAAGACCCCAAGAAACTAACTCTGGAATCACTTATTTCTATAAAAGATTTTGGCGGTATAGAACAAAAAGTCTCTGTAGCAAAATCAAAAAAGATGCTTAAATAATAAGGTGTATTATTGTAAATATAGAACTTTTCTGATCCAAGAAGCCCAGCGTTTAATAGCTTCAAACTATACGAGTCGAAGAAATTGCCAGAACTGTTTACTTGAGAAGAGCCGTAAATAAACAATTTACTATTAGCATCATAAGAAGTTAAATCTTTAAGGTCAAGAACTCCGAATTCTCTGTTTTTTATTATTATTTCTTCTGCTTTATTTTTTGAGTTATATCTAAATAAATATGTATACTTGCTATTGCCTATATTTTGAATGACCTTTATTCTTGCTCCAAATTTTAGATTTGGATAAAGTTCATTTACTGTTTGTGTTAGATTTTCTGGCGCTCTTCCTTCTGCATAGTTGAGCGTTGTCACTGAAAAAACTGACGAAGCATTTAAATCTAAGCTAGATGCAGTAAACAAGTTTTGAGTGGCATTTCTAATTACTCTTGTCAAAGCTCCATTGCCTAGCAACGAATTATTAGAGCCAATGTACATTCTATATTTGCAAGGATTAAAAACATAAAAATCTCTAAATGATTTATCAATAAAACTATTGATGTCTACATTGAATCTATTAAAATTTGGAAGATATAAAAACTCATTGCCCCCTACTATTTCCGTGGTTGATAGCCCAGATATTCCTTTCAGATTTCTAGCCGTAGCAAATACTTTTTTAACTTGAGGCAAACTAGATGTTTCCTTTACCCAAGCAGAGCCGCTCACAGAATATAAAGCTATTGAATTTACATCAAGTAAATTGCTAGTCACCGCTGTGGAATAATTATAAATTGAATTCGGAGCAGAAGAATCTGACTTTACTAAATTAACAAATAATATCTTTTTGCCCGATAGCAATGAAGCCAAAGTCGAACCACCAATACTTATATCAAGATTTGGCAAGTAAAATTTAGATGAGTATTTAGTTATTGGAATTAATATAACATTTGGCAAACCATTTATTGCATTTTGTGATTTAAAAAACTTAGTTAAATCAGTATGATTTGTATCTATAACTTTTAAATTATATGCCCCGGCGTTGAACTCATCACTTACTCTGTCGGTCAAATAAAATTGCTCCTTCTTTATCTTTGTTCCATCGTAAGATGCAAAAAGATAAAAATCATTGACAATATACTTTTTATCGCCTAATTGAGTTATGTCGATAGCTTTTCTCCCATAGCAGTAAATAATTTTCGAAGTTGAAACTGATACGGAAGAATAAACGTCAAAAACTGAATAATCAATATCCAGTTTAATAGCGTCACCATCTATATCAATAAACGCATCTTGTATTAAATCTATCTTAGAAAAACCAGCCGCCCACAAGGAAGCCAAAGGATGTTCTGCTTCTAAATCAAAGGCTTGATTACTTAGCGCTATAGAGGTCGGCAAATAAGACACGTTTTCTACTTCGCCAAAAATGTTTGAATCGCTAAAATCAGTAGTATCTGTAGTAACTGTGTAAGGCGCTCCAGTATATGTAAACAATTTTTGATTATTACCAGAAGATGGCAAAAGCGTATGCACAAGAACTCCACTCAATGTTTTTATTTCATATGGCCTTCCTGAAACATTTTTAATTACAAAAGAAATCGTTGCTGAAATATCCGGCAAAATAATAGAATCTACATCTGCTTTGTCTGCTTCTATTATATAATAAAATGTTGTGCCTCCTGATTTTCTAGTATTAGTTCTTTCAGAATTTACTTGCGCTATGAAGAATTCTTTGTTATTGTATATTGGATATACATAATTCGCTCCAGAGTTTTTTACTAAGCGGTTTTTCTTAAGAGTTTTTGTAACTGAATCTACTGAAACTGTAACAGTATCATAAGCAAAATTTATTAAAATCTGATCTGTCGCTAATGCATTAGGAAAGCTTTTAGCAGTCGATCCGCTCTCACTTTCGTAACTGAATATTCTGGCGTCCGGTATTAAAGGCTTAGAAGCCTGAAGTCTTCCATTAACATACTCATCTGGAGCATAATCAAAATCAATAGAATTAACTTCTTTTATTCTATATAGATTATTGCCATCCGCTGAATCAAATGATTGTATTCCGACGGATTGTTCCAATGTCGGCAAAAATATCTTTCCTTTATACCCATATTTTCTATTATAGCTATCTTTTATTGTAAATGTGTCTATTTGGCTATTTCTAATATAAAAATAGTCTTCATGATATCTATCTATTACATTATCCTCTAAATCAATAACAGTGCCGTTTACATTTCTGCTTAAGAAACTTGTTCTTTGCAATATTGGCAAAGCGTCAGAACTTGAACCAGTTACCCTTAAACATATTGAATTTTGAGCTAAATCCCCTATTTCATTTATTTCCAATGTAGAAGGATTATCTTCTGTAGATATTATGTTCTCGGTATCTTTTACTGATTCTTTATTAATTTTATTTGGTAAAAATCTATTTCTGCAAATCAGGAACAGTTCTTTATTTTGAAGGCTAGAGGCAGGCGGCAAGTTGATTTGAGTTCCGCAGAAATTCAAGTCTAAAATATTAATAGAAGACGAAATCAAAGAATTATCTATATCAAAATAAAAATGACTCAGAGTTTCGTTTAGGATATCTAATCTGACAACTTGCGTCGAGCCTACTGTCACCAACATTGCTCTTGCTATTTGGTTTTCTGCTAGCGTATAGACTATATTTTCCTGGGTATTTCTATAGAAAAATACCGATTGGCTATTTTTATTTACAAAATAAACGAAAGACTCTTTCGGCAACCCTGCGTCTAAAGATTTAAGATCTATATATTGAACCAAATCACCTTTAAGCAAAACTAATTGCTCTCTTGAATTTGACAACTCAAAGAATGGCGAAGAAGAAGGATATATAATAGAGTAAGTCACCAGTGAAGCAGATTTTTGCGTTACTGTTAACTTGAAATCTTGATATTGCCTTTGCAAAACTTCTATAGAAGAGCCATTAATTATTCTTATATTTAATGCTCTATTTATAGATTCATCTTTCAGGAAAAAATAATCTCTAGTCGTTCCAACGGCGGTTGAGAATTGGGACAGGATTATATCTGTATCGTCTTTTAAGAGTTTAGTAGAATCTTCTTCTGTTTCTTTAGCTTTTAAATATATTTTTATTCCATCAAAATAAGTTTTCTGAGATTTTGAAGCGGATGAGCCATTCCAAGAAACATAGTTGAAAGAATCCGCATCTAAACTCAAACCATTGATAACTAATGAGTCTTTAGAAAAATTATAAATTGGCAGATTTGCAAAAGAATCAGCCGAAGAAAATTCTCCAGTTGTATGATTAAAATTTATAAACCCTTCTTTAGGATGATAAATTTTAGAGTCTTGCATTGTTACATTTGAATATGTACTTTGCGTTTGGATAGACTTAGTCACTCCATCGTCTGAAAACAACAGTTTTTTTGTTTGATTTGCCGATATAGAAACCGTAGATCCAAATGTTACGTTTATAGAAGAATTAGAGTCGTTTACTAGAGTTAAAGTTTTCGACGCTATTGAGCTGCTATTTAAAACAGTTACGTTCGCACTTAAATAAAGAATATCATCATCTTGTTCTGCGTCTAGTAGATCAAAAGAAGAAGAAGGAAGCGAAGCAGCATTTGCTACAGTAATCACCCCATTGTTGGATATTTTAGCGTATTGATTAGTGTTTACTGATGATCCCCCTACAAAACAACTTGCGTTTCCAGTGTTTAAAACATAAGATTCAAACGAAGATGGAATATTCTCTAAAGATGCGTCCGCCTTGTCTGTCACGAAATAATATTCATTATAATCTTGATTTATTTTGAAACCAGAGGTTTTAGACTCAGGGTTATTGAAGTCTAACAGTTGACTATAAGTTGGGCTAGAAACGCTTACCGGAGTGTAAGAAGCCACATTCTCGAACTTTGTTACTGTGTTTTGCTGGGAGTTTGAGTCCCCAACTTCAAAACCATATTCGCTGGCTAGAGTTTCTTTTTTCTTTACGACAGAAGATTTTATTCCGGAAACTACAATATCATAATAATTATTGCCATTGGCACCGAAATTATAAACTCCTAGATCCACATTTCTTTGACTAACATCTGGTATAACATATGAAAAACTATTAATTCCAGAAGGCTCCGATCTTAAGAATGTCAGTTTGTTGTTTCTATCTTTCTGATATATATTGTAATAACCACATCCAGCAACCTCATTCCAATCTACCTTAATCGGCAAAAAGTTTGTTTTTTTGATTACATTCGCTGAGTCAGAAGAAACTACTAATTTTTCTTGCTTAAAAATCCTAAATTCGTAATTCGCATCGTCTAAGAAAAGTGGCAAATTAGTCTTGAAAGCCACCATTGATAAATAATTTGGCGTCTCTAAGTCCTCTGCTGAAAAATAATAAGGAGATATCGCCGAATATTCCGCTGAAATAATATCTTTCGAGAACCCAACGTCTTTCGACATCGTTGTCCACCCAGTAGAAGCCCCAGGGCCAGAAGATCCAGACGATCCAGAAGATCCAGCAGGTGCAGTTTTTAACTTGTATTGCAAATCATACTCCCATCCATAATTAAAATTTATGGAATATGGAGATCCAGCATCGCCTATTAAAACTAAGTCCTTAGTATAAAAGTTATATTTTACTTTAGTTATCTGAAGCCTTCTTGTGTTCCTGAATCGCCCCTTGCCGTCTAGCACTTCTGTTGAAGGCCTTAATTTTGTTATGTAGCCATTTTCTAGTGTTTCTAAGACATAATTTGATTCGTATTTTTTAGAAGTTTCGTTTTCTTCTTTTATGTAAATATGATTTTCAAACAATCCGTCGCTTAAAGCGTTTATAGAAGATGTCGTGATTGGTTTGCCCTCATAGTTTTTAGAGGTATAAGAGCCATTCGGGAAAAAGAATAATGTCGAAAGAAGTTCTTTGGTTTCTTCTTTATCGTCTTGAAAAAATCTAGGTTCAGAGAAATTAGAAGAATCTCTTGAGCCGTAGATATTATTATTTATTGGATTTTGATTAAAAAGTGTCCATTGATGATTTTCTAAATTTGCTACTACTTTATAATTATATGTTTGTATATTAATTCTAACTTTGGAAGGATCTAAAAGTGAACCAGAGTTATTTGCTATTGTGGTATTAATATATGATTTTGTTATCTTTGCATCGCCTTCGTTTTCTTCTTGTTGAAAAACTGAATTTGTTAGTCCTTGTTTTATAAACTTCAAAACCACCAAATTTGAGAAAGACGCAGAAGTGGCAGATTCGCCGTTTTGCACATTACTCTTTATAAAAGACAGCGGAGCAGAAGAACTATTATATCCATATAAATGATAAGAATAAGATTTTGTATCTTGGTTCGATATTGTTATATTTGATGGAGGGGCGGCAGTCGCAGACCAAGCTCTAAAATTCGAAGTATCATCATAGCTAAAGCTGTTGCCAGTCACATATTCAATTCTGAACAATTTTTCCACTTCAATATCTTGGTCTTTGAACGATACTGCCCCGAAATTTTCGCCTGTCTGATAAGATAAACTGGCGGCAGAATTTTCCAAAAATCTTCTAAAAGACACTTCTTCATTGTAATCTTGCGCTGGATAGTAGTAATTTTGTTTACTTATTGTAAAACTATTAGCTTCGTATGGCTCATATGTTTGAACGCAGTAGAGTTTTTCGACCTCTTCAGCCGCTAAATCTGCGTCTCCCGGCGTATAAACTCCGCTTAAAATAGCTTGGTTAAGCTCAAATGCTTCGTTTGCTTTGTAAGACTTGGTGTATATTTCTCTTTCTACAAACACCCTAGGAGCTTTCGCGGTATTAGAACTAAAAGAATTCACTCCATCTGCGATAGCCGGGCCGCCTATTCTCTCATTTACATCTCGCAAAGCTTGAGAAAACAAAGTATTATAACTATTTTCTGATAAAGAAGGATAAACATTAAAAGATGCTACATAATTTTTAGTATAAAAATAATTAACCGCTTTAAGCCAAGACTCTTGATTTACGTAATTATTTTTTGTTATTACCCCATCGCTTTGTATTTGAGTAACTGAACCGTTTTGTATTTTTAAACCGTCTGAAGCGTATCTGTTGTTATCAAAAAGCGCTGTGTCTCCCTTGCAAAGTCCTGTAGCGTCTATAAAATAGCCATCACAAGTAGAGTTTACTACAGTTCTAAAAACAGGCTCTGAAGCAGTCGAATTTTTATCTTCATTAATATAATAAGCCAAAACCCCGAACTGATCTCCACAAGACACAAAAGTAGGGCTTAATCCATAGTTTGACAGAGGAGTAACTATGTAACTTTCTCCGGTATTTAGATAATTTGAATAGAAGTCTCTAGTTATTATTTTTTTAGGAAGAGGAAAATTCGGCAAAGCTGTTTTATAAACAGGCATTTCATTATTTGCTTCCGTTAGCAAGTCTTGATCATTTTGGTCTATTTCAGCTCTGGTTTCCCAAGCCTCAGTATTTTCTGCCCTAGAATCCTCTTCTCCAAAATCATCGTTATAAGCTTTAGCTAAAGCATCAAAATTATCCTGTATTGTTTTAGCCAATTGACTTTGGTCTTCTTCGTCTCCTGCTTCTGGAATTTGTATATCTTGAGCGTATTTTTCTGATTCATTTAATTGCTCTACGTCAATCAAATCTTGAACGTTTTCATATCCGAATGGCTCACCATCTTCGCTTATTCTTGGATAAACTGCGCCACCTGCATTTAATGATATATTAACAGCACCAGCTCCTAGATTATAACTTGACATGACATACCCAGAAACCGCTGGTTTTTCTCTTGTGTTATATCTTTCTACTTGGACATCTAATTTATAAATTTCTTCTGTATCGCCAGTAGTTAGGAGAATAAACTTAAACAAGTTATCGCTTTTGCTTAATTTGAATCCAGTGAAGAATGAGTCGTTCTTGATTTCTCTTGTTTTTATTTTGTCTGTATCTAATATATTTTGGAACTCTTCTTTAGTGAAAGAAATCTCTGTCACAGGTTCAAATGCATAACTTATTTGGCCATCTATTACTCCAGAGACCTCTTCCTTGTATTTAGAGTAGTCTATTATAGCCTTGCCATCTGCCGTTAAATCTGCATAATCATAAATACCAAGTGGCTCGCTTGCTCTAGAAATTCTATACTTTAAAGAAGTTTGGTTCTCTAACTGGAACGGTATTTCAAAAATTGAATTATCCTGCGGTAAAGAATATCCACTATCATTATATAAAAATTTGTATCTAGTTGTTACTTCATTTCTATAGCCCACATATCCAGAATCAATATATGAATAAGTAGCATCAGTATTATTAGTGTATAGTGAAATATTAGTATTAGCCCAGTCTTCGCCAGAAACAGTTAATAGATCATTATTTGTTGACTGAGATTTTGTTAAACCTGTAATCTCATATCTTCTATATACTTTGCCAGGAAAGTCCATATCTGGCATAATAACATTTGGCTTTGACCCAGAAACGAATCTATCTGTTATTTCAAAATCTCTTAAGTAATTGTAACCATCAATACCTAATAGCCCTTCTGTTATAAAAAACCTTGCTTTTGGGGCTTCTCCTTCGAAGTTGATGATAGAGAACTTTTTGCCTGTGACTGTAAATTTTGATGCGACGATGTCTTCCACCAACGGTCTTGGGACAGAATATCCATTAGGGCTATGGTTTGGGTTTTCGAAAAACGAAATCCAAAGGCCGTAAGTATATTTAGAAAAATCTGGTGTTATTCCAGAGCCCCCGCCGCTGCCAGAAGAACCAGATGAGCCAGAAGATCCTGATGAACCTACAGCACCTAAAACTGTTGTTATAAAATTTTTATTGTCTGTTTCTACGCTCATGTTATTGTCTTCCAACCATATTTGGACTTATTGGTACTGATTGATCGCCAGAATTATCATAAGAGTCTCTCATTAGGTCTTCAAATAAATAATCTCCTATAGCAGAATCATAACCTCCAGGTATATTTATTCCACTTAAACCAGCCCTAATAATAGCTTCTACTTGTCCCGGACTCATTTCAGAACCTTTATTCACAAAACCATTACACATTGCTCTTAAATAATATTCCATTTGTATATAATGGTCGGAATACATTATCGTGTTTTTATCGACCTTTGGGATAAGTTTTACAAAGTAAAATCTTGGATAACAACACCCAAACGGTCTTTGTTTTTGCCAAAAGTTACCATTATCCATTGAAACATCCCCATTTACGCCTCTCGGGCATTGAATGCCAGCCATTGTATGACAAAGATAATTTATTAATGCATTTTCATCTGTTCTATATGAATCAACATTAACTGCCGCAAACTTTATAAACTCTTGGATTTTGCTACTTAGTCTTCCTTTAGGAGTTCCATCTCCAGTATTTTGTAATCTATTTTCTATAATTACTTTAACGATATCTGATTTCGGGTCGTATGGATTTAGTCTAACTATTGATTTTATTTTATATGGAGGTCTATAAATAGGACAACTAGCTGCAAAGTTTGCTGGATGATTTAAATTTCCGCGCCAGTCTCCGTACTGAGGTTTTGTATTTGCGCTTTCTATGTAGTTGTATCCAGATGGCGCTTCTACAATCAAAGGCAAATCGTTCGGCTTAGAAGACACATTAGCCAAAGCTTGCTTCACATTCCTTGATGTGCCTCTGAATGGCTCAAGAGACTGGCTAGCCGTTAAGCATCTTGCGTTTAAAGCTCCCATTATGTCTCCATACATTGAAGGCTTCCAATAAGAGCTATTAGACCAGTGGTATAAATTATAAGTCATGAACATGGTCCATTCGTTACTTATATTGCCAGATGGTTTTTGTTTTATTCCATCTATAATGATTTCTCCCTTATCTATTCCTTTAATTAAAGAGTCTGGTGTTATTCCATCTAACTCAAAAACTCCGATTGTGCCCGTAGAATACTCTGAAACAAAATAATAATCTCCGCCCTTGAATGTCGCGCCGTGCTTTAATATTTTCTTTTTATTATTATCTATATATATAACATGAGAATTTGTTCCCCTTAGTGAGGGTTCTAATTCTATCACAATATAATCCTTGCCTTTGACTATTGGAATAAATGTTTCTGCTTTTGCGCCTCTTATCGATCTGTTGCCTACTTCAGTAACAGATGGCCCCATGTTTCTGAAGATATCTACGCCAGTATTTTTCATACCCATTGCGTATCTATTAAAATATAAAACAGAATCGCCATCTTCATTTACTTCATAATCCAATAAAGCTGTTCTATCAGCCATTCTTACGTTACTAGTTATGAATTTTCTAGCAGATTCATACACTGGATTAGCGCTAACATAAGCATCATTTTGATAAAGAGTTTTCTTTCTAAAGTTATACGCTACTCCATATCTTATATAATTTGTAAATACTGTTTTAGCAGTATCCGCATTAAAATGCCCTACTGGGTCCATTTGCCCAGCATCTGTTCCTGCGCCTTCTGTAGTCGCCACTCTCATCATTACATAAGCATCAGCGGCGCTTGGCTTCATTTCTAGAACATGAGCGAACTGTATTGTTATGGCAAAGTTATTTTTTGTTACTGTTTGAGTTACAATTTTCTTTCCTAAATTTATAGAACCAAAATTATTGTAAGAAGGATTAGGTATTCCATTCGAACCTCTTATCTTAAAAGAAACACTCCCTTTAACTGGATAAACAAAATAGTGTATTTTATTGAATTGATAAACTTTATAAGTGTTAGCAGAGTTTAAGGAAAGATCATTAACTACTCCAGTTCTATTATTTAAAATATACTTATCATTAGAACTCAATGACACAGATTCGTAAATTTCATTATTAACATAAATATCAATAAACATTCCAGATAACAGGGACTCCCCGTTCTCCGAAATACCACAAGCTATGTCAGAAGTTTGTATAAAGATAGCCGATAAACAAAATCTATTGTTAGATCCTGGAGGATTAGTATTAAAAGCTCTTAATTCTTTGCCAGATTCATCTTGACCTTTAAATAAAAACGTATCGCTAGCATTTGTTGGTAAAAAATAATCATTTGTTGCCGTATTTTTAACTGCCAAATCAAATGAAATATTCCACAAAAAACTTCCTGGCCCTTCTGGGAAAAGTTCAGGATAGCCAAAAGAGTCATATTTTATTTTTTTATTTCCCAAGCTATCCGTCTTTATTTTACCCGAAGAATCTAGTTCATATTTTGGTCTAGAATAATTTGGGGCTAAAAGAAATTGTCTTGAAAAAAACTTTTCAAAATCAAACCCATGAGTTATCACGGTTCTTCCTTTTATTGAATGTCTAGCTCTTTGATCTTCTGTGCCTCTGAAAAAACTTAAATAATAAAAAATAGCTTGCTCAATTTGATCTTTGGAAGCATTCTTTTTTCTGAAAATCCCGCCTTTTCCCTCTTGGTCAGGCACATAGCTAGGCGCATATCTTCCTGAAGATATTGCCTCTGTAACATATCTTAAATGCCTTCTGGCCGCAGAGCATATCCCTAAAGAAGAAAGCTGCAACTCTTTAGTTGATGGCTGCAAGGCATTTCTTGGTAAATATTTATAATTTTGCTCAAACGCTAAACAACCTCTTTGTATTTCTGAATCGCTCCATACAATATTTAAGTTCGGATCGCCGCTTATTTTTTTAGGCATTTTGTCTGGCAGCGCTAGCTCTAAGCCGCTTAATCTAATCGGCTCAGACCAATATCCATGAACTCCATCTCTCGTATTGTCTTTAGTACCATTAGCTTGTGTTACTCTTGCTGCGTTGCCAAAAATCCAAGCCATAAACGGATTGGCCACGTTTGCACCTTGAGCTTCTCCAGCTTGCGCTTCTGGCCAACCAAACTTACCATAAGTCATTTTCGGCTCTAAATTAGCATAAAATTTAAACCACTCATCTTGCGCTGGAAATTGACTATCTTGAGGATTTCTTATTCCTCTAAACATTGAAAATGCGTAGTAAAAGATTCTCCAAGAACAATCTCCTAACCCAGATAAAATTTTCTCATTAAATGCGTCCGCCAACAGATTATGATGCTCGTAATCAGTTGATTGATTAATTTTTACTTTCTTGGCTAGTGGAAGAGATGGCATAATTAACTCCAAACTCCAATTCCGCCGCCTCCGCCTCCGGATTGGGATTTTAAAGTTCTTGCGCTTATATTAGAATCTCTATAAGATAGATATTGTTTGCCTGCGCCATTTTTTGATTTAAGAGGCCCTTGACTTTGTTGCACAGAAGAATTGTTTATGTATGGAGTCTGCGCTATTTTAACTTGAGATATTTTTTCAAAAGAAACAGAAGCGACTAACTGTTCTCCATACTCATAGTTTTTTGAAAGATTGCCTTTCTGCCCAATAAAAGTAGATGGCATGGCTACCTTAGTAAAAGTTAGCGTCTTTATAAAATTCCTATCGCTTGTTTGTATAGTAGGTCCAAAAAAATTAATTAAATTGACTGGAACATTTAGGCATAAAATGTATCCTTTATTATAATTTATAAAATCCTCTTCAAACAATGCGGCGGCTTCTGGCCCCATTTGCGCCGTAACAAAAGCCCTTAAAGTCGCGCTAACTTTTAAACCTACCGTAGTGTTTTTATCCGATCCATTCCAAGACGCTATATAAGGATAAGCGTCTTTTGCAGCTATTGTTGATCTTCTCATTTTATTTTACTCCTGTTATATATCTTTCTATTATATTGTTGTTTATGCCGCTAAGAGTAAGTTTTGCGACTAGTGGATTTTCGTCAAATTGAGTGCTATAAATAACTTTAACATTTATAGACGTATCTTCTGTTATGGCAACTCCAGTTTTAACATATCCAGCGGAGCCAGAAACAAAAGAACTATCTCTATAACTTATCAAATTATTTCCTATTCCGGTAAGCAAATCAAAAAATCCAGTTACACTCTTTGTGTAAAAAGAAGTCTGCGCCGTTCCAGAAGCTATGCTTGGATTTGTATTATTTAATATTCCGGTGCCCCCAGAAAAGATTACTGTTGGTGCGGATGTATATCCAGAACCAAAATTGGTCATAGTTACATCTACTACAGAATCATATGTTGTGCTGTCTATACCAAGAACAGCCACTCCGGAGGCCGATCCCGATGCCCCACCTCCACTAAATATAACACTCGGCGCAGACAAATATCCATTGCCTCCACTAGCTACATTTACATCGGTTACCATTCCCATGTAACCAGTAGCTCCAGAAAAATAAGTCAAAGAAATACTTATCGGTAAACTAGCAGGCACTAGCTCTTCTCTATTAGTAGAATATCCGTAATCTAAAACTAAAGACCCCACTTTAGAAACCCCACTTTCAAATGTTGCTTCTGATATAGAACTTAAAGAATCAGACCCTTCTTGAATATTAAAAACATACTCTAAGAATGGAACATCAACCCCCGTAACAGTCAACTGACTTGTATAATCTCCAGCGCTTGTATTTAATGTATAATTTGAAATAAGTTCTCCAAGACCAGGATAGTTTTGTTGTATTAATATTTGCTGACTGCTAGAAGATTTAACTAGTCCCGTAGGAATGCTTTGAAACGAAAACGAAGATTGAGAATCAAAATCTCCTGAGAAAACTTTGATTCCGCTTAGCGAATTTGTCGTTAGCGTGCCTGTTATATAATTTCCAGTTATAAATGTTTGAGGCGTCGTTAAAGAGAGCGTTGGTTTTTCTGAGCTAATACTTATAGAAGAATCTAACGTGCAACCAGTTAAATTAATAAAAAATCTTTCAGCGTAAAAATCTTCTTTTAGCCCAGATCTTACTATTTGATCTCCATTTATAGCGTAGTCATAAGCAGCCCCTGAAAAATTTGTAGTAATATTAACTTGATTATCTGGGGTATAAGAGCCGCAGTATCGATTTTCATTATCAATAATTTTGCCACTTATAAAAGAGATTTTGTAAGTTTTGCTTTGACCACTAAAACCTATGTCGCAAACGCCCGTGCAATTATCGAAAGAAAGACCAAATTCTGCTGAAAAGCGGTTCTCTCTTAAAACACTTCTGAATGTATTGCCGGAGATTATCATTAGCTTAAGAAGTTAGTGTTTACTAGTTTTATATTTGGTCTATTTTTGTAGATTAAAGTTTGCAAATTTAACGGCTTGCCCGGATAGCTCTGGAAAGAGCATTGAATAGTCAAGCCATTTTCTGCTAAAGCAATATTTAATTTCGTTAAACCGTTGTCTACTGTAAGCAAAGACTTTAGCTGATCTGAAATACTAGAACAGAACAAATCAGCAGAATAACTTACGTTGGGCTGTAATAAAGATGCGGCTTTATAATCATAAATTGATTTTATTTTTTCGTGAAAGCTTTCAAAGGTGTCGAATTCATATCTTGGTTTTTGATTTGATCCATATCCTTGGAAATTCATAACTACAGGAGTTCCATCTCCAAAAGCGCCGCCGATTGATTGATTACTAGAGTAAGACTGCTCCGTCTCGTCTGCGTAAAGCTCTCTTACATTCGGAGTAATATTATTTACATCTAATTCTAGCGAAAACCCTTCGTTGTTCAATATTCTTAGTATGTCATCTTTATCTTCTAGCCCGCCTCTAATAAAGTTTTTAAAAGGAGCGAAAATCTGACTAGAACTCTTGCTCTTTAAAGTAACTATATAGTTAACTTGCGATGGCAAAGTTATATATTCTGATTCTAATCTAGTAGTGTTTACCATTGTGAATGGAACTGGAGTAGGAAATCTTGTGCTTCTTACAAGTATATTGTTTAAAGCTGGAGACGCCAAAGCTAACATGCCACTAGAAGATTGCAAAGATTTGCTAATGTGAGCTGTCAAGAAAGCGTTCGATGGCATTTTTCTTGTTATATTAAAACGCTGACACTGCATAGAGTCTGGGCCTATACCAAGCAAAGCTGCGTTATTATTTCTTTCAATATTTGATTGCTCTTGCGGATAAACACACACAGAATAAAAAATTGTTTTACTGCAATCTTTCTTATTCGCTTGAAGAGTGGCTGGATTCCCAGCCGCAAGCATATCTCTCAATAGAGTGCATCTTTCTGCTATTTGATTTTGGTATTCTATTGGATTTGTAAATGAATGCCTCGACAAAGTAGTAGGGAATTGATATATCTGGGCAAGAGAATTAAACCCAAACATCACTCCAAAAGAATAATTACTTAAAGGAAGATTTGTGACATCTACTGGCAAAGCAGCTCTTAAAACACCTAAAGATACTGGAGATAATTCTTTAAAAATAGGAGAATAAGCTTCTGCAAGATTTATTCTTGTGAACTGAGCTATAGAATTATTGCTCATAAAAGAATCACCAGAAACAGCGTAATCTAAATATTCTAAACCTCTAATTAGCTCTTGGAAAATACCATAAGCTGCGTCATCTCTTGCTAGATAAAATCTTACAGGTTTTAATCTATCTAAAGACTGCACATACTTAACGTAAGAAGCCTGAGCTTTACTGCATAAATCCTCTGTGTTAGCTTTTAATCTGTTGAACTCTGAAAAAGCATTGAAATAAGAATCTGTGCCATTATATAAACTAGCCAAACTTTCAATCAAAAATTTGGCATCTCTAAATACTGGCAACTTATATATTTCATTTGAATAAACTTTTTGAGTCGCAGGAATTGTTTCTACGCTATATTGGAGTAGCTCATTCTCATTGCCAGCTATCCCTTCTGTTATGTTTTGTACATCTGTCCAATAATGTTTTCCTATGAAATCAGCGATATAAGATTCAATAGCTAAAATATTATTAGCTATCGATTCATTATAAAAACCAAGATTCATATTTATTAAAACATTTCCATCTTCATCAAAAGTTAATTCGCTTTGCAACTCTAAAGCTCTAGACACAGCCTCGAAAGCTATCAAATCAGCCTGTCTATCTATGTAGCTAAGCCTAGAACCTAGTATGTCTCCGCCCAAAGGCAAGAAACCTAATGCTTGATAAGCTCCTATTTGATAATTGTAAATTTCTCTTAGCTTTGGCGCGTATTTACCCAGAACAGCAGATATCACTACCTGCTCATACGTTCTTTTCGATCCGCAAAAATCATAAGTAGTAGTACCATTAGAAAACAATTGCGGAAATATATCATAGAGCCTAATATTTCTAAATGTTCTATTGCCTAAAATTTGCTCGTATTCAATATTCTTCTCTCTCGCTTCCTTAAAATAATAAGAAGAGTATACCTTTAGATTTTTTTTACTTAAATCATAATCAAAATCTTGTGATCTTATGACAAATTGAGAAGAGTCCGAAGCTTCTAAATTTTCCAAGCTTAACTTTGTTTTTAGAACATTTTCTTTTGCTAAAGAATCTGTAAGATCTATTCCGCGTATTCTAACTTGATTAGATTGCCCAGAAAAATCTACTACATAAGAATAAGAATACTCTTCGCACCATTGGGCTAAAACATTTTTTAATGTGCCAGAATATTTTCTTTTAATCTGCTCTCCAGACTTATCTCTTAAAGATTCTATAGCAGAAGAACTACCGCTGCTGCCAGCATCGCCTGAACTAACATTCGACGGGGCGATTGATATGCCCAAAGCCTTCATTGCTCTAAGCAAAGAGGCGAAAGAGTAATAAGTTTCGGCAGACTTACAAACACTATCTTTAAAATCTTCTTCTCCCAAAAGAATAATTGCTCCATATCCATTAGTGATTTGCTTTAATGGATCTGTAGATTTTATTATTACATAATTGTACTTACCAGGACCATTAGCTGTGTCAGTAATTACTTGAGTCGTTGTCGGGTCTATCGTTAATTTTTGGCCTAAATTAGACTCTGCAAAATGCAAAATTTGAGAAAAATTTGATACCGTGACCGATCCAGCTTTTGAGCCATTAACTGAAGGGCAATTCAATATTATTCTATCTATGGTAGCCTCTTTTTCCGACCTGCTATCTATTGCCACCTCGACTCCTAAAACACCAACATAAATCTTATCTAAAACAAAAGAGTTATCTTTAAAAGTAACTGTCAGAACTTTTTCATTATTCCTTTTTGATAATGAGTAAGAAGATATTTTAAAATTTTTGAGTTGATATGTTTTTTTGCCATCGCCATCTGTGATAGTAATATTATAGCTTGTCGTTGGCCCCATGTACTGATCTTCTATCTTAAAATCCTGATCTATTAGCTGAGAAAGAGTGTCTGAAGTGCCTTTGAAGACTTGGCTTTGGTTATTTATTTGGTTTATTGGCGTGGTTTGAGTATTTCTTGCTGAGTTAAGTTGATTTAAAAGATCAATGTCTCTTCTCCTCTGCTGCTGCACAGAAAGAGCGCTTTTTGCTTCTTTAAGAGTTTTATTTAAAGCAAGATTAAGAACTAAAGTGCTTGGATTGCCATCGAATCCCACATCAAGAGATAGGGCGTAAACATAGCCATTAAATAATCTATTCCCAAGATCAACAGGAGGCTGCCCAGAAGAAAATTGAGTTCTTGTTATATTTATACTGCTATTGTTTTTTACTTGAGCCATAATCCTTTAGATAAGTTACACGTTAAAATAACCTGTGTCATTATTATATATGACTTGGGAAAATGGCTCTAAAGAAAAGGTAGTATATCTTAAACTAAAGTCTGCTAGTTTTTCATAATCCAATCCTTTTACTTGCCTCAATCCATTCACCCAAATTTGCTCATCAAAAAGATTTATATTTGTATCAAAATTATTTGAATTATTTCCTGTGTATCTAATCCTATTCATTTCGTGCTTTGGTAATAATAATAAATCTCCATCAATAAGATTCGTAGTATAAATAGTTATTGCTCCAGTCACGGCGGCATAATCAATACCAGAAATCAATTTATTGCCATTCAAATAAAGATCTCTATGATTGACATAATTGTAAGACAAAACTTTTGTTGTATTTGTTATGTCTTGAGTTGATATTCCAGTCAATGACCCAGAACCAGATATCAAATCATATGTTGCAAAGTCTGTAACATCAAAAAAGCTATTAGAATTTATAAAACCACTAGATACAGTAAAGTCTCCGTCGTTATCACCAGTTATTCCTGTCACATATGTGCAAGCCAATCCATTAACATATAAATTAACTAATTCTCCCGATCCAGTATTTAATATTGTATATCTTGCGTCAGATTGAGAAAACTGCGGAATCAAATTTACATCTTCTGAATTTTTACCAGAAAAGCTATAAACTTCTTTATTAGAGTCATCAAAATTCGCAAGCAACAATACTTTAGAATTCCCAAATGGAACAGAATATCTAAAATCTATGATACCACTCGGAGGGCGATAAACTGTGATTTCAGATGTTCCTTGAGCAGCGCCAGTAAGTTCAACTAATTGATATTCATAAAGATATCCAGTGACTCCTGAATAAAAAAATCCAGTGACCGAAGACCCGTTCGAAGTCGCTGTAACCCCAGAAGCTGGCACATAGCCAGTTATTCCTGTCCCTACTATTACATTTTGATACTCGACTCCAGTCACAGATAAAAATGTTTCAAATTGAGTCTCGTAAACACCAGAAGCGTAACCAGAACAATAAAATGCTTTAGCGAATGTATTTCTTTCTGGGAAATCTAATCCCAAATTGAACAACATAAAACTATCAATATAACCACTAAAATTATTATAACCAACTCCAGATACGCCTAATCCACCTAAGTAAAAGTTATTAGAATTAGAAAAATCTGCTAAATCAAACTGCACATTTAATGATTTTTTATTTAAAGTATCTTCGAATTGATGCGTTGATAATTGTATAGAAGAATCTATTTTAGCAACAGAAATTACATTTTTATTATCTAGCTCTTGGCCTAATGTATAAATTCTTTTTCCATCTGAAGGAGTGCTGTGCTCGCAAAATAGTCTATTGCATCCATTTATTCCTATAGAAAAACCAGAAATTGCAGATCCAGAATTTTGAGACGATAATATTACTTTGCTTTTATCAAAAGATCCAGTTTCTAAATGCTTGAATACTATAAAAGCTGTCCAATCTGGTGAATCAAAATCGCCTAATATTTTTAATTTATTTTGGCCGTTGAATTGACCGCTAACTATTCCTGGATTTACATTACCGCCGCCTACTTTATCGTTATAAGACAGAGCAGGGTTATCATTTGAATAAATATTAGATCCAGAATACTGATACTGTATTCCAGTTTGATTATTAAAAATTACATAATTCGAATAACCAGCAGAATCAGTTACGCCTGTATACGATGGATTGCGGAAATCATAATCAATAGAAACAGAAGACCTGTCGCAAAAAATAGTTTCTAGAAAACCTGATTTTATAATTTCATTCATGATTTTATTACATTTCTATTTGCTAATTGATTTTGGTCTAATGCGAAAGAGAATACAGAATTTGAGGAAACAATTGATCCATATTTATTCGATGTTAAGTTATCTGAACTAGTTGAGCTAAAATTGCTATTTGATATAGATACGGAAGAAGACTCTTCTTGCAAAGTGTCTAAAGACTGATGCAATGCTTTAATAAAATTATCTTTGAAGGCTAACAACAACGTATCTTTATTGCCCAATAAAGTAGACTCTGGAGTCCCCGCCTTAGAAAGAGACAAATTGATTGCTGTTTTTTCTCTTTTCGCAACGTTCATGTCTACCGCTATATGCCTCAAAGAATTATTGCAAGAAAATCCATAAGTAAAAATAGTATTAGTTGGAGTATACTCGATAGAGTAATCTGAATTTGAAAGCCCCAAGAATCTATCTTTATTATCGTATGTTGCAGATATTGATACAGTCCCCAAAATTGGATTAGCTTCTACTTGCACTGAAACTGGCTCTTGATTCAAAGTGAATTTAGGAGTCGCCCCATAGTAACCAGTATAATATCCATTTACTAAGGTATACAATCTTGGCGCAGATGCACTTGTGCCAGCGGTGAATAACTCTGTCACATATTTTAAAGAGTTCTCATATTTATTTTTTACAGAACCTCTGCACTTAACATCTCCCTTAATTTCTAAAGTGTCTATATAAGATAATTCGTCTATCGAATGAGAAATTGAAGCGTCTAAATAACAACCACTAAAAACAGTTTGATCGTTAGCGGATCCATAAAATTCTAAGTTATCATATGAAATGCTAAAATTTATCTTTCTAGCTTTTCGATCTTCATTTATTGTGACTTCGATTGGGTCTGGGCAGAATTTAAAACCATTCGGGCTACCATATTTACCTGAGATTACCGCGTAAGGATGCAATCCAGAAAGCTCATTAATTAAACTAGAAACTAAAGCATCACCCGTTACTCCAGTTATCCCAGCCTTTATTTCTCCCTGTATGGAAGCCGTCACGAAATCATCTCCAGCTCCAGAAGTTAAATTAGTAGAGTAAGATACCAAATGATAGTTATTGAAAGAATAATTCTGAGCAGACTCAGAGTCTCCTGTGACAGTTCTAAATTTATAGGTCTCTTCAACAGAATAAGTTAAATTTAATTTATCTAAATTTTCTGCTATGCTTACTAAAACAGGGGTAAAATTACTAGAATTGTCTATGCTAGTAACTAACGGCAAAGATAATATTTTTGAAACACCTGTTCTTGTAGCAACATAAGATTTGGCATTATTTATTGCATCATCTATAGTTGTAGTAACGAAGCCTCTGGCTGCTACAGAATGAGTAATTGTTCCTACTCCATCATTACCAGGAGATATTGTAATTTCATCTTTTGGGTCTAGCACACCATAAGTGCCAGAAAAAAATCCAGTAAGCCCAGATGGGTAAGACAGCAATTCTACGGAATAATTTACAACTTTATTATAAGGAGCATTGTCGAAAGAAACATTTTCTACAGAACACCCAGAGAAAGCATACGCCTCAGTAGTCGGCGGAACATCATCTGCATCTTCAAATATTTTTAATGTTTTAAAAGAAGATGCAAATATATCAACTAACCCAGTTTGAGCATAATATAAATCATCGAAACTGTTGCCAGTTATAACCCCATTCAAAACTATCCTTTGAGACATTCCCCATCTATCGCCATGAGTAATAACGTCATCAGTTATTGATATGTAAGGAGTCGGCCCGGTCCTAGAAAGCGGCACTCTCTTATTATTGTATTTTATTAATACGTCTGACATATCAAAGTTTTTCCTTTTTAACTAAGAATTTATATTCTATCGAAGCTCTTAAATTGTAATTATTATCAATAGATAAATTTAAATTATCCATGAAATAAGTAAGATCTCCGAGTTTAAAACCAAAATTTTCATTATATATTTTGGAGAATGCTTTTATGCCATATTGATATTGAGGATAATTTATACCAAATAAGCGTCCGTTATCTTTATGAAGCATTTCTGTGGAAAACAAATCTTTTATCTTACCAAATACAGTGTCTGGTACAATATTAACGCCGGTTCCAGTGTACAGATTGTTTCTATTGATCTTCATTTCTATAGCAATAGATTTGACGCCCTCTGTTAATTGCGTAGTTTGATATATTGTTTCTTGGCTTCTGTCCACTTTGCGAGAATTTTGATTCCAAGAACCAGGAATATTAGCATTTGAATATCTGTTGACCGGCAAATTAGTGTTCTCTGAAATTGTTAATTGACGAACCAATCCAGAGCTTGAAAGCGTCGGAGAATTCGAGTATGTTTTTGTGTAGGTTGTTTCTACTCCGAATTTTAAATGATTAATTGCTGTGCTAGTTCTTATGCCAGCAAATGTGCCACTACCTGCCACCGCTAAATAATAAGGATTTATTCTTGTCAAATCATCTGCTCCAGAATTTGCGCTAATTATATTTTTTATATCAGTCAAATTAGAAGAAAAGGCTTTATTTTTATTTGTATAAAATTTAATAGATCCATTAATTGTAGAATTGTAAATTCCTTGAGCGTCTTTCACTAGAGAGATGGAATAAGTATGAATAGTCGTAGAGTCGTCGTAAGCGGCATTAGTTGTGAATCTTATTTCATAACCTATTTCTGGCTGAGTTTCTGTTAGATCTTTTGTTATTGAAATTGGGTTTGACTTTAGTGTATCTAAGGCATTATACTTCGGTAAGATTCTCTTAAACTTAGAATAATCATTAGAGAAGTATCTATTAAATACATTATTGCATCTTGAATACGCAGAAGATAAATTAGAATTTAACTTAGATATTGCGTTAGCTCTAGCCGCAGCGAAACTCGATCCTTTTCCTTTTATTCTTCCTCTTTCTACTACTTCTATTACTCCTTCCGCATTAAATACTACGTCAGTTAATAATGTTTCTGTTGTAGTAGAGCTATTATCAGAAAAAACTGTATATTGTTTTGAGTACGAGAAGTTATAGTTTATAAGGTCTACAGTTTGATCTATTAAAGAAGATCCATAATCTGTATTGCTTATTTGAAAGCTTGTGGAGCTATAAAAAGAACGTATCGAAGATAGTGAATCAAGTCCTAAAGCAAAAAATGTATTCGCTATATCTCTTGCGTCCGTGACTACTGTTGTTTCTGAATCTTTATCTATATTGTCTATTCCGAAAGAAAGTCTATGCGATGCTAAAAAATTACCATCATCTTGCAGTGTAAAATTGAAAGACTCAGAAAAATCTCTTAACTTATACCAAAGATTTGTAGTATTACTATAAACAGAAGGCAAATTCTCTGCCGCGAAAGTGTTAGAAGAGTCATCTTTAAAAACTTCTAAAGTTATAGTAAACTTAGTAAATCTTACAGAATTCTCATCAAAATTTACAGAAGTAGGAAAAGAATAATTTAAAAATCTAGCCTTGCCATAAGACTTATCATTAAGAAATATTTCTACAAAATCAGTAGAACTTTCTAACAGCAACTTTACTTGCCTGAAATGCTCTTTTATTGGAACACTAGATTCTCTATTAGAAAAGTAGCCATCAATAGATATATCTTCTTTTCTTCTATAATTAAAAGCCCCAGCTTTTTGATTCGAGACAGAATAATTCAATAAAGTAGCCACAGCAAAGCTTACTGCTGTTGAGCCGAACTTTATTACTGTTTCAGAGGTAAAGGCCATATTTTATTATATATTTTATCTCTTAAAATTCAAGGCTGCTGGTCCTAGTTTTTTGAGTTCTGGAATCTTGTCGAACAAGATGCTGATGATCCCTTGCATTGCTTCGTCTGGAGCATTTTGTATAGATGTCCTTCCATCTATATTTATAACATTAGAGTTAGAAACACTGCTAGAAGAAGCTCCATTAGGGAATGCTGATGTTATTCCATTTCTCATTGCTTCTGTTATTGCATCGGAAAACTCCCCAATTGCAAAATTTGGAACGCTTCCTTGAGCAGCAGATGGGAAAGACATTCTTGGAGCAGACATTCTCATTCTCGAATAAACATCCCCAGAAGACATCATGCTGTTGCTCATAGCGGCGAAGTTAGGTACTTTCCCGCTAGTCCTTTCTTGCATTACTTGTTCAGCGGTAATCCTTCTCCTTACGGCTTCTTCTAGAACATCCTTGGGGAAATCTTGAGCTCCGGTAGCCGCTGTGTAATCTCTAGAAAGTTGACTATTTATTTCTGGAACAGACATTCCTTGGATAGCTGCGCCTCTTCTTGCGGCGGCCTCTTCTCTATCTGCGATTACTCTTTCGGCGCTTCTTCCAGTTTTAGTGGCTTCTTCTAATACATCTTGAGAAAAGCCTTTGGGTATTTCTGGAATTAGATAATTTTTATTACCTTTATTCGCGTTATCTCTTTCCCTCGAATAGTTCCTGTAAGACTCGAATAAACTCTTATCTCCTTCGAAGTCTTTCTCTGTGAATTTGCCAAAAGTTTTTTCTTGATCAAGTAAATACAAAGCCTTATCTCTAGAAGTTTTTAGCCCAGAGAGATCTTCGTTAGGAGTTAGCCCTCTAACTACAGTTTTTCTTAAAGAAGCGCTAAATTTTTCTTGTTCTTCATTTCTGGCCGCTTCTTCTGATTTTATAGCTTGTTCATTTTCTTTTGCTACTTTTGCTTTTTGAGCTATGGTTGCAGCTATTCTTTGTTGCTCTTCTTGTTCTTTCTGCTTTTGAGCTCTAGCAGCGCTTATTTCTGTAAGCTCTTTGCTCAGTCTATCTGTTATTCCTTCTGTGGATAATCCTTGCCCTTTGTTTAGATCTTCCAAGGCAGTTCTTCTAGTTCTAATATAATCTGACATAGAAGCTTTTCCTTCTATTACTTCTTTCTTACTTACTCCTTTTTCATATCCAAATCTAGCATTGTTTGCTATAGCTGAAGCTTCTGCTCCAGCTATAAATTCTCCTAGCGTATTTGCTTTACCTTCAAATCCAAGTTTATTGCCTAATACATTTCCTAATCTATATCCAATCTTTGCAGTAGCTACAGCAGCTCCTACTGGGCCTCCTGCGGCAGTTAATGCTGTGCCTAAAACATCTAAGTATCCTCCTCCTTGTTCTGCTTTACCAAATAAAACATCAGACCAATTTGATGCTAATTCGAAATTTTTCGCATTGACTATATCTCTTGCCAATCCTATACCTGCAGCAGCCCCGAATGCTTTGCCAGCTAAACCTTGGGCTCCTTTGCCTAAAATTCCAGCTAAACCTGACGCCCCGTAAAGCCCAGCTTGAGTCGCAGAAACAGCAGCGTTTCCGTATTGGCCAGCCTTGAACTCATCTCTAGCTTGCAAACCGCTAGTCAAAGCTCCTGATATGCCAGCTCCACCAGCAGCTAACTTGCCTAATGCCCCCGTAAAAGTGAGAGGCAAATTTTTTGAACTCACAAAACGGCCTGTTGTTGGATCTCTGAGAGGCTTGCCCTTGCTTTGGCTGCCACTTTTAATTAAATTACTGACCAAGCCAGTCCCTAACGCAAGCGAAGCAGTTCCGTATATTGCCGCATCAACTTTATTTCCTTGGTTAAAAGCATCAACGGCTTGCGCCCCTAGCGCGGCGGCAGATAAACCAGAAAGAGCAGTTCCTCCTTTGTTTATCGCATTTTTGCCAAAAGACATTAAGCCAGCACTAGCTTGCCCTAATAGACCTTTAGCTCCAGTAAACAAATTAGATCCAGTAGAACCCAATTTGCCAGCAATATTTTGTGCTTGATCATATAAAGCTGGCCCAACTTTACTAGCTAATCCTTTGGCTTTAGAGAACTGATCTTTTACAGAATTTAGTATAGAAGAAGACAGACTTGGCTTCTGAGAAAATCCGGAAGGAAGGCCGCCAGACAGCCCGGCAGAAGACCCTATAGATGGCCTTATTGATTGAGGCAAAGCAGGCGCTCCAGTAGGATTAATACCTACCGCCGGAGATCCACTAGCCAAACCTCCTGGTAACGGTTTTTGTCCAAAAATATTTTTAACTAGCTTTTCGGATAATCCTCTACCCATAAAACCTGTAGAACCAGTTTTATCGCTTGGATTTATCTCGAAAACAATAGTGCCAACTCGCCCTCTTCCTCCAGAATAAAATTCTCTCGACTTAACTCCAGCATCTAAGGCTGATTGCAAAGTCGTGCCTCCGACATCTACTCCAAAAAATGCATTTTTAATTCCTTTACTCTTTACTAAAGCTCTGATAGAGTCGAAAGCAGAGGCTTCCGCTGATCTCCTAAAAGATCTAGTCATCTTAACGGCTTCGCTTTTCGAAAGTCCAGCGTCCATATAAGCTTTTATGGATGGCCCGGCAGAAGGATCAAACCCTGTCGCCTTTAAAACCGTTCCACCTTTTATTATTTTAATATTTCCTTTATCGTCTACAGCTACGTGGACTCTTAATTCATTATAATAAGTAGGAACTTTTTCTTGAGTAAAAAATCCACTACCTGTACCTCTATTAAATTTACCGATTATAGATCTAGCATCTGCGGTTGTAAGCTTCCCACCTAATCCATAAACCCCTTTGCTTTGGACATTTGATTCGCCGAAAGCTGTTTTAATAAGAACATCTTTGCCACCAGAAATTTTATCAATTTGAGCTAATAAGTTCTTAGGAGTCAATTTGCCTTGTTTATCCAGCTTAGTGAGAATGCTATCTATAGATTTTGATCTGGCTATTCCTGGTAAACTTAATTCATCTAATTTAGTTACTCTAGGATCCTTTAAAGCAAGAATAGATTTTTTCCCAACGCCTTCGCTTAATTCTGTCGATATTGTTCTGGCGCCTCTAGGCAAACTTTTAGAATCAATTAAAGAAGTATCAACAGTTCCATTCGGATTTACTTTTCTAAAACCATTGTCTATATTATCCCATACATATAATTTTCCAAGCTTGGCGTTTTCTCTAGCTCTTAAAGCCGCTTTTTCTCCGAAAGCAGCATAATTGGGAACGAATCCCGAAGACCTCATACCCAAACTTCTAAGTCCGTTTTTTTCATCTATGCTATTCGTAACCGCAAAACCGAAAGGATTGGATTGCGTTACTAAATCTGGACTTCTTTCCAAATTAATATTAGCCATAGCGAAATTTGGGACACCCATTATCCCTCTGCTGGCTAGTGCTGTTTTTTCTCTATTTACGGCGTCTGCTATCGAGCTAGAATATTTTGTTAAACCATTTGCATTGCTTGGTATTCCAGTCGGCATTAATCCGCCCATACCTGCGTAAGCAGAAGCGGCTGCCTTGACTTTAGATTCGTTACTTGCTTCTGATAATTTTACTTCATCAGCTGTAATATTCGCTAAAGTTGTCTTAATGCCTGTGGTCCCGAATGTAGACTTCAAGCCATTTTCAAAAGCAGTTATTAAAGCCTTGCTTTGAGATTGAGATATTTCTATTAATTTTTCTTTGATGGGAGAAATTGTATTTTCTAAAACTCTTAGAGCCGCATCTTCTGTTTTGGCTTGTCTTACTGATTCTACATTAAATTTTTCGAGATCTCCCATCGCCTTCTGAATATCTTTTGGAATTTCAGGGCTACCGAATAAAGCATTAGTTTTAAGCCCGGCAGATTCAAGAAGATAACTTTGATCAAAAGCTTTTCCTCTCAACAAATTAGCAGTTTGTCCGAGACCCATCATTTGAGCCATGCCAGCTCTTCTGAAGAGATCTTTTTGCATGTCAAAAGCATTTAGCCTTGTTAATTCTGCTTTTACAGCTTGGATATCAGAAGGTTCTTTGCCTCCTTTGGTCATTAATAAACCTGGATATTTCTGTAAAGTATCAGTCAAAAAGTCTGTCGCCCCAGCAATTTGGCCTCTTCTAGAACCAATCATTGATCCTAATTGGTAAGTTAATGGTCCCCTTATGGAAGAAGCCATTGCCTCTGCTCTCATTTGAGGATTCAATGAGGCTCTTATATCTCCACCGAAAGCTATTTTTTCTTGCAGAGCCAAAAACTTTAATTGTATTTTTTTGGACTCTTCGGCTATTATTGTTGCTTTATTTATATCTCTTGATTGCTGAGAATTAAAATCAATAAGCTTTTGTATGCCTTTGGATTGTGCTTCGCTAAGTCCTGGTAATTTTTGTAAGCTTTCTAATTCTCTACCCGCGCCCGCGCCCGGGGCCTCAATATTTCTTAGTCTGGCTTCTACCGCAGGAGACAAGTTAGCCAGAAATTCTTTATCATTTAATTGAGTCAATAATGAATTCTGGAAAGAAACCGCAGCATCAGCTTTCTTTATCGCCAGCGTAGCCTCTGAAGAGGCAGATATGCCAGCTCGTCTGCTGAATGTTCCTGCTAGTTCTGCCAATTCTGGAAGTTGTTGTTCTAAAGCTTTCTTTATTTCGGTTCTTATATCTCTAGCATCTTCGACAGCTTGTCTTCTTGAAGCTAATGGCTTGCTTATTCTTGCTATTTCTTTTGCTTGCGCGGAAGTAATTTTTTCAATTCCTTGGGCCACTTTTAGTGCTTCTATAAAAGCTTTTTTCAATTGATCAGTATTGAGTTGATCAGAAAATTCTTTTACGTCTAATCCGGCCTTCTTGAGTATTTCGCCGAAATTAGCTGTAGTAGCTTTAGAAAGATCTGTTTTAAATATATCAGTGTTTGCCCTATTTATTATTTCATTAAAGAAAGAGCTTAACTCTGCTGGGGCTTGTTCTCCAGTTATCTTTCCTTTTCTTCCGAATTCTAAAGCAGAAGTTCTTATTGCTTCTTGTGTTTGTGCTTTCTTTAAATTTTCTTCTAGTACAGTAATTTGATCACTAATTGATGTTTGCCCAGCCAATCTAGAAATTAATTCCGGATTCTTTATTGATATTTTCTTTATTAAGTCTTCTCTAGTTTTGACAAGCTTTACTATTTCTCTAGGATCTGCTTTTGGGTCTTTGTATGCAGCATCTAATTTAGACAAAGAAGCACTAAGCTCTGTTGTATTTTCGGCCAAGTCTGTGAAAGCTTTCTTAGAGCGGTCTAGTGCATTTTCAAATTTTTTGCTTTGGATTCTTTGATCTAAATCTCCTCCTGACAATTCGCCCAACTTAACGCCACCATAAATTTGCGCTGCGCCTGTTAATCCAGCAGCTATTCTGCTGCCCGTTGAAGCTTTTTTAGACAATATAGCTGTTCCTATATTTTTTACGCCTGCGGAAGCTGGCAAAGCTTGACTTATAAATTTTGACACAGCAGAAGGAATCACTTCTCTTTCTGCCAATTCATCTATTATGCTGGCGTAAGCTTGTTTTTCAAAAAGTTCTAACGCTCCAGAAATTGGATTGGCAAGTTTTCCGCCTGCTTTGCCAAAAAAACGAGATATTAAAGCTGTTGGAATTTTAGCGAAATTAGGAACTACGTCTTTTAACCCATTAGGCTCATCTTTTTTGTTTGTTACCGCTATTGGATTTCCGCCTCTATCAAAATGAGCCATAATTTGAGAGGCTGGTAAGCCACTCATTGTTTTTTCTCTTCCTATAGCATCTGATAAGCCAGCAAAATTAGGAATGCGCCCGCTTGCGAATCCAATAAGTTTAGATATTTCATCTCCCTTTTCAAATCTCATTCCGAACGGAAAAAAAGAAGCGAGTGGTTGATATCTAGTATTTGATGGGTCAGATTTGTTAGCTGAAACTTTTACTCCAGTTAGTCTTTCAAATTCTGAAGGAAGATCTATGCCTTTAGAGAGAGAAGTTTGAGCGTCTGCATAAGTAGATCTTGGATATAATGGATGATAAGAGTTTGGAGCGGCAACTATGCCCCCGACATCAGATACCCTTGAAACAACAGAGGAAACAGAATACTTATTTTCTCCAGAGTATTTTTCTACCATTGGATCATGTAGCCCGGCAGCTCCTTCTCTAAATTTTTTGCCTATAGCTATGGCGCTTAGTCCTTTTTTTGTTAAATATTTTACTGCCTGATCATAAAGAGCGCCAGTGCCGAGCAAAGACGCACTTGATGGATTTATAGACAAAACAGATTGAACGAAAGAGGGAGGGAAATCTTTTTTATTTTTAGATACTAATTGTTGCAAGAAAAATATATTTCTTTTATTCATCCCGCCTTTAGCAGTTCCATATTTATTTATAGCGCTAGATGGAACGTGAGGCGCGTAATACGCTCTTCCGCCTTGTTTTTTGGCATAATCATGCAAAACTTGCATTGCGTCTACGCCAGCAGATCTTGCTGTAGAAGCATAAGATCTATTAGGAAATTTTAATCCATATCCAATACCACCACTAATTTGACTAGAAGGATCTAAATTAGCTTTAAGAGAATCATAAGCGCTAGTTAATATTAAATTGGGACCTTCTCCACCTATTATTAATTTTTCTGGATTAACTTTAGCAAAATTAGGAACATATCCGCCTGCCCTTCCTTCAATGCCAGATAAAGCAGATCTTACTGTCTCTGGGCTATATTTTTCTTTATGTACGCTATTAGATTTAAAAATAGCAGCCTGCAGACCTGCCGCTCCAGTTTCTATTTGATGTAATTTAGCAAATTCATTAGCTAGTGATATCAATTTTGCCGCTTCTGTTTTGCTAGGTTTTTTGCCTCCAAGGATTGCTTGGATTACATTTGTATCTATTGGAAAGGCTGTTTTATCTTGCAATATTGCTCTGGCGTAATGTCTGGTTTTGGCTGTATCATCACTTCCTAAATCAACCCCTCTTAAAGCCTTCGACAAACCATATCTTCTGGCATCATCTCTAGTTCTTATATTTCCTTCGGCAGATATTTCGCCTTTTTTGCCGAATAAACCTAAAGACGCTACATTTTTGTGCCTGCTAACTATTTTTGATGGAGCTAAATCAAAATAATCTTCTACATTAGTAGATTTTGTTTTCATGTACCTGTTGAATATTGGAGCCGCGAATTGAGCAGCTACATAATCAGGCACAGAAGGAGAAATAGCAGAAGTTATATTAGCGTAAATTTTAGCTTCTTGTGGGGAAAGTTTTTTGCCACTAAATTCTTCGCCATGTATATTATAAAATCCTGCGTAATCCTTTCCTTGTTCATAATGCTTTTGAAATCTAGCAAAGATTTCTTTCTTTCCAATTCTTTGGATGATGTCTTTGCGTTTTGCAAAATTAGGGATTCTACCTCCAGCAAAATTTGTTACAATGTCACTAATGCCAAAAGATCCATCTATAATGCTATTTCTTAAAAGTTTTGCATCTCCTTTAAATTTTTGAGACGCTAAGCCAGCAACTATAGAAAAAATATTTTTACCACTTACTTTACTATTATCATAAGTTAAACCATCATCAATATTTACTGACAATGCGGTATTTTTAGCTGAACCTTTTTGTCTATGTATTAATTGAGGAAAGGCGACCTTTAAAACTTGTTCTATGCCATACTTTCCTGATCTAGCTAATGAAGCATCTGTTATATCGTAAACATCATTCGCTTGGGAAGACAAAGACGCGCTTCTTACCGGCAAGCCCATTCTTTTAGCTGTCTTGCCAAGTCTTTCGAACATTTGCCAACCCTGACCTTTGGCTTCGCTTTTAGAAAAAGTTAAGTCTATAGCTTTTTTATCATTAGATAATTTATATCTAAGATAACTGTAAGTCTCTGGATCTACAAATCTTCTATCTCCAGAAACAAAAGATTTTGTAGAAGAAAAAGCAAAATTAGGAACATAACCTCCAGCATAAAGAAAATCTTCTTTTTTACCATACTGTGCGTCTTTAACAAAAACAGTATTTCCAATTTGAATAGCCTTAGAACCGCCTACGACTGGTTTTTTTGTTTTTCTGTCGTAGTAATATGAATGTCTATCAGGATTAAAGCCTACTTGAGTCCAGCTACTTAGATCTTTCGGTAAAGATTGATTTTCGGATAGAGTCCCTGAAATTTTTAACAATGGACTTTTATTTGCTCCAGCACCTATGGCTAAAGAAGCTTTTTCCAAAGCAGTAGATTTATTCATCACTGGATTATCAAAAGCTACAAATGAATCGTAGGACTTAAACCCTTCTGGGCCTAGAGTCTTGACTACTCCTACGCCTTTTCTAGTCATAGAAGGAACATCTTGACGCACACTTATGCTGCTTCCAGCAGGAAGTTCTGATAATTTTCCTACTCTTTTAGCTTGCTCTTTATCTAAAGCATTTCTAATCAAAGATTTCGAAGGTAAATTTTTTATAGAAGAAGGCGCGACTACTTCTCTTATTGGTATATCTCTTTCTATTAAAGCTTCCAACAAGTCTCTATCTATATTTTCTCCAGATTGAAGTTTTTGCAGCATCCCTCTGACCTCTGGCGAATACATGCGGCCAGCTTTAATTGCAGCTTTGCTCTCTGGGTATTTTGCAAGAAATTCTTTTGGCATTTTATTGGTCTTGGACCAAGAAAAATTAGGAACGTATCCAGAACTCATTCTGGGGATATCTTGCATTTTTCTATATTTAGGAATTATCGCGGTGTCTCCTGTGCCAGCAAAGTTAGGAATAATATCCTCTTCGCTATTGACCATTACTGGCTGAGTCTTGCCTTTAATTGTCGCTTGTATTAATTTAGCTTTTGGATTTTTAGCTCCATAAGCCTTGGCCATAGCGACCTCTTCTTGAGCTCCGCCAAATGTCGGGACATATCCAGAAGCTCTTACTCTGCTTGGGCCGCCTCTAGCAACAACTGTAGGAATTATTCTAGCCCTTAAAGCTTCTTGTGTTTTTAGTTGTTTATTTTGCTCTCTTAAAGTTTGCAATACTGCTTGCTCCGCTGCGGCCAATGAAATAGTTCCCTTTTGCACAAGAGCAACCAATTTAGGACTTTGTGATAAAATATCATTAACAGCTTTTTGTGAAGCTAATGATTTTTCTCCAGCGAATACTTCATCAAAATTTTTGCTTACATCTTTTATAGAACTAACTCCGAATTTAACCATCTTAGCTAACAAAGTGCCTCCGATTCCCACTAGAAGAGGGATGCTACCAGTCGCTATAGTTTTTCCAAGGGCAGAGGCAGCCCCTTTAAAAAAAGACTCTCCTACAGATTTGCCGCTTTCCTCAGATTTTCCTAAAAGATCACTCGTAGGATTTACTGCTTTTAATAATATTTCAGAAAATGAACTACCGATCCTAACTAGCGGCTCTAACAATGGCTTACCTAATGCGGCAGCAGCTTCCTGAGCTTGGTTTTTTGTTTGTTGTAATAAAGCTGATAAGCTCTTATTTAATTCTTCGTTCTTTTTCTTAGCTTCATCTGTTGCTGCGCTAGAAATTTTTAAAGCACTAGCATAAACGCTATTTGAGCTAGAAAGATCTTTAATTAAAGCGTTAACTTGGTTGATTTGGTAAATACCACCAATTAATTCTGCTGTTCTTGATTTTTCTATCTGACTTAAATTTTTTGTAGCATCAGCGTAATTCTTAAGCACGGACAAACCATCCAATAAGAATCCATTTTGATCTTTAATAGCAACACCCAACTGCTCCAACTGGCTAAGAACCTCTGGTCTTTGTAGGCGAGTAAATATTGTCTTTAAAGCGTTACCAATTACAGCGCCACCACGACCAGTTATTTGTTGAGCGGCTGTAACTGTAGCTATTAGCTTGTCTATGCTGATTCCACTTTCTTCCGCAGAGCTACCTACACGGCTAAGAGCCTCGTTCAATTGAGCAGAGCTAACAGCAAATCTTGTATCAACAGCAATTAACTTATTGACAATGTCTGTTGAAGTCAAGGCTTCTTTATTGAAGCTATTTATTGCAGTAGTGACACCGTTTACAGCATCTGCATAACTAATTCCAGATATTCTTGCTAGTGTTAAAGCATCTTCTGTTCTTCTTAATACTTCATTAGCAGACAAACCTTGTCTTGCAAATTCTTTAGCAGCTTCAGAAGCAGCCTCGAAAGGAACAGCAGCATTTCTTGCTACTTTAAACAATGACTGAGAAAATCCTTCTAGCTGATCCCTAGATTGTCCTAAAAATGTATTTAATTCTACAAGTTGCTTATCTATTTCTACTGTGGCTCTTGCGCCAGCTCTAATAGCTTCTGAAACTTTATAAATCGCACCAGCGGTTAATCCGAAGGCTGTAACGCGGGCTGTAGCAGCTTCCAGAGATTTTCTGAACTCTGTAACATCGCCGCTTATCCTTCCTAATGGTTGACCAAATTTAACAGAAGACGCTCTTTTACTAATACTATCAAAAGCTACGTCTACCTGCTTTGTGTTTGGTATAAGATTTACATTTACGTTTACATTAGCTGGCATAACCTGTTTCCTTCAGTAGATTACACTATAATCCGTGCATTTCGATAAAATCTTGTTTTGTGAGCTTACCACCTTTTTTCGCGGCCAACTCGTTGAGTGTCACAGCTTTACCGCCCACCATTTTTTCTAGCTCTTCTCTTGTTGCTCCAGTATAGCCTACACCACTCGACTGGCTTCCCGCAGTTGGCATAGAAGCAGAGTTTTCTACCGACTCATACCATTCTATCATTTTGTCTGGATCAGAAACTACGTCAGATGGAGGATTTGTTTGGGCTTGATTTTCCATCAAAGACTTAAAGTACTTTGCCTGAGAGAATAGATTTACCTGTAATATAGTTAAATCTTTCACATGTTTGCCAAAAAAATTTAAAGGACTATTTTCGCATAAATTAAAAAGACTCATGAAAAATGAACAAGCGCAAATTCTCTTTATTTTATCGTGAGCGAACTTTTGGTAAAAACGCGTTAAAATAAGAACAAGATTATCTAACTCTCTATCCGATAATAAATCAAATTCTTCCTCTTAATTCAGAGAGTTGCTTTGTATAGTTTTTTATTTTGCTTTTTGCGTCGTTAATTTGTTTTTTTATGATAAGATTTTTCAGTAACATTTCTGTATCTGAAATTTGACGCTCTAAGTTTTGTATTTCTTTTTCTTTTTCATTAGACCATAGTTGATTTCTTATTAAAAAAGTAAGTTTCTCTTCTTTAGACTCTAGTCCTTTATCTGTTGCTTCTTGGCTAAATTTTCTTCTATATTTATCTAGATCTCCGTTCTCTAGCTCAGTGAAGTGTTTAATAAAAATAGGCTTTCCTAAGTATTCATCCTCAGAAAAGCCTACAGCTATCTCTTTGTACAAGCCTTTGTAAAAGCTTATTTTTTCATAAAGATCGCTCACGCTATGTTAACCGACCAACTCTTCTTTTGGCACGCCAGAGTTGAGCTGTCCAATAAGGAAACCACCCTTTTCGACTACTCCGCTCAAGAACTCGTCCCCAGAATCTTCTATCTGATTTAATCTTTCGAGTTTTTGCTCGAATGAACCTTCTCCAAATAAACAAGTCTGAGACCCTTCCTCGCCCTGATAAAGAAGATTTAATACAAACCATACATTCAAGAAATCAGAAGCTCTCTTTTCTGCTGTATTATCAAACAAAGAATTTTGTACGTTTTCATAGTCAAAAATCTTTTGGCGCAGCACTTGATATTCTGAATTCAGAGCGGCATTCTTTAATTCTTTTTCTGCGTCACTTAAACTCGAATCTTGGCGAACCTTTTCTAGTTCAATTTCAATTGCTATTGCCTTAGAATAATTTTCCGTGTGCGCCTTCTTTTCTTCTTCAGACGGCAACACACCATCTTGCTGGAACTTACGCAAAAGGTAATTTCTAGTAACAAGACCCATCTTTATGCCTTCGGAAACCTTAACTGAATAAAATACGCTCGCCTCGTCTTGGATCTTTCTATTTGGCCTCAGAATATAAAACTTGTGCGGGACTTTCTTTTCCACCTCTTTGGTGATCTGTATTTCTTCGCCAGCAGCGTTTACTTCTGCTGTCGTTTCTTTTACCTTTTGAGTTTTTTCGACTTCAAAACTATGTAGCCATTTTTCTTTCATATTTTATTTTAAGGAAATGTTTATAGACTTAAAGCTGGTATCAATGTTTCTAATTGCATCGTTCCCAGCGTCCAAGATCTTTTTTCTTATGTAATTATATTTATCATTATCGAAATAATCAACATTTTTAGCAAAATCCTCGGAAGAGTTTTCGGCTATTTTTTTTAATAGTATTTCATGATCTTGCTTCAAATCATCGATAATCTCAAAATACTTCTTATAAAGAGAAATAATATTTCTGCTATATTGGAATTTCAAATACTCTTTTAGTTTTTCGTCGTCCATAGTCCTTTGCTGTATTATATAGAAATAATAGAAAATATAAAATAAAAAACCCCCGCCGGTTAGGGCGAGGGCTAGTTTTAGAATCTTTTTATTAACCCTTCAAGAAGTGTAGCCCAGAATTCTTACCGATTTGAGCGGAGAATTCCATGGTAACAGTTTGGTTAGGTCCAATTGAAGAAGTGAAGTTTTGAGAATCCAATTTAGCGCCTTTTAGCATTACATAGGATGTGTGGGCTGTGGCTCCTTGATAACCAACTAGCTTTAGCTCGCAGTAGTACTTATTAGCATCACCATTTGTAGTCATTAGTGTATACAGCTTATTAGAAGCAGTAGTTCCGACAATAGCATTTACGCTAAGAGTACAATTAATTGGGAATGTAATTTCTCTAGCGAAAGCGAATGATTTGCCGAGTTTTCTGATTGGCTCACGACCAATTGTCATGGCTACTGTAGCACTTTGAATCTTTAGATCAGACTCGCTAAGACCAAACATAGGAGCATTATCAGTATCACTAGTTCCTAGTTTCAAAGTAATATCACCTGGTCTAACAGCAGCTATTTGAGTGTCAGCATCAAATAATCCAGCGCCATCAGGAAGAGTAACTGTGCTGCTTGTAGAAATGTCTGCGCCATCAACTACAGCAGGATTTCCAATAGCGTAGGAGCCTCCGCCTCCAGTGAATACGATATTTTGCCCTTCTAGAGCGCAAGAAACTGTTGGAATTGCTCCTACTGAAGCTTCCAAAGACCAAGAAGTAACGAAAGCATTACCAATACCAATAATTCCTTCGACTGTGCTTGTCGACATTTTATTTGTGTCATTGGCATCAATACCAGCATCACTAACTAAAACATAAACATTCTTTTGATCATAACCAGTTCCGCTAGAAATAATATAATCTAGCATGTGATCGGCTTCTGTGGAAGTTCCAGTGACGGCATCTATTCTGAAGCCTAAATGATCTTCATTAAAACCTGTTGGTTCAAAGTAGTAGGATAAGTCTACTGCTACGGTTGGTTCTTGCAAAATCAACCTATCAATAGCAGCCAATTCACCATATTGGTTAATATCTTGGCGGGTGATTGAGAAATTGTAGTTGCAACTTTGTACTCTGCGTAAATTGTGGTCAGCAGAAGTGATCGTTGTTGTGCCAGTTGGGGCAGCAAATAAAGCTTGGCTTTGGTATATGACACGATTTCTTGTAGTGTTTGACATATGGTTTCCTTATAGATTCTATTGTCATTTACACAAAATAAATGAACTATAGAAAATTATTTTAGTAAGCATGAGGGGCTCTCACTACCTCTAAATCAAAGTCAACAAAAGCTGCTACAATGTCTGGATTTAAGTTCTTAAATTCTGCTGAACTTGATGTTTTTACTTGAGATACTGATACGCTGGATAGGTAAACATTGTCTCCTGTAGCTATACCAGTATAATTATATGGTACTCCAGTGTAAGAGCTCATTGCATTAAGATTTAAATCTTGATTGCTTACTGTTCTAAAAAAGTCATGAGCAGAGTCTCTTAATACTCCGCAAGCGGCATCAAGAGAATACATTGAATTAGACATAACTAATGCCCTAAAATAACAAGTTGTCATGTCTGTGCCGCCGAATCCAAAAGGCTCATTTTGCGAATTAACAAGCCTTAAGAATATAGCTGGATATGTTATTTCATTTACAGCTAAACCAGTTAATGTTTGCGGCTTTCTATTTTTAGGCTCAAATTTAGTAGAGAAAAGTAGATAATCTTCTGCTTTATCAGTGAGGTAGACATTGAAGTCTTTTATAGAGTAGTTGCCGCTTATTGTATTTGAATTTTTGTTAGATGAAAAAATTACTTGGCCATCATAGTGATTAATCGCTACTAAACCGCTTTGCCCCGGAGTTATAAAATTTCCATCTAAATAAATCCCAGTTAATTGAGTAGCGCCAGGAATTGATGCGTCACTAACTATTTGCTTATATGGCGCAGCGTATGTATAATATCCATTGTAAACACCAGAAACAGGATAAAACTTAGAGCTTGTATTTTTATAGCCCTCTCCTCTTTTTAATATGGTATGGTCTACATAGAGTAAAAAGCTGCTTGTTAATACATTTTGGAAATTAGCTTTCATTATGTTATATTATTGATAAAATTGTTAGTGAAATTATTAACAATTTTTGTTATGTATTTTGTTGTTTTGAATCCCATTGGGCGATTTGATGGGCCTTCTGTGATTGGGCCTTTTAATTGCAAACCTCTTTCAGAACGACCTCTTGGGTAATCAGCATAATAAGAAACTCCAGAGATGCCTCTTTCTATGCCTTTTACCCAGTTTCTGCCGCCATTCCATCCTTGGAATTGAGCCGAATCATCAAAGTCTTCTAGTTGAGGAATTTCAAATGAAACTTTTATCACTCTTGTTCTTTTCCCTCTTGCGAATTGTCCTTTTCTATTTCTTGGATAATTTATAATTAAATCTGTGCCTTTGAATTTGATTTTTGATTTTAAGGCTGCTCTCACTGGAGAAATTGGATTAAATCCAGACTCAAAGCCAATGAAACCAAACAAATCTCCATATCCGCCCAAAGTATTGCTAATGTTTCCTTCTTCTGGATTTAATAATTCTTGAGTTACAGGGTGCTCGTCAAAATCTTCTAGAGCTTGATTTTTTGCTTCATTAAATTGTTTTTTTATTGCTCTTTCTATTTCATTTTGCACAGAAGGGTCAGAAAGGGCTTCTGAAACTATATCTCCTTGTATTGTTATATTTCCTATTTTCATTATCTTTCCCTTTCTAAGAAATAGGTGAAATATTGAGAGGATATGTAAGGCCTTGGAGACTGAGAAGAAATAAACTTATACATCAAATCATTAATCGTAACATAAAGAGTTTTGCCATTATTTTGTATGAAGTCATTTGCATCGCTCTTGATTTTTATTTCGACTTCTCCTTTATCTATTTTATTTTCCGCTTCATCTAATCTGTCTTGAGATTGTTTTTTAGTAGAAGTTACTAAAGCAGAGAATACTCCTGTTACTGGAGTATAGTTAATATTATCTATGTCTGACCTCTCGTTGTAGCCAAACATTCTTGGCTGGGCTATATTAATGATGTCGATTTTTGCTTCTTTGTAAATGACTATATCCTGCTTGAAAGTATCAAACAGGTTGGTCATTCCTTTTTCGAAACTAGCCTTTTGCGCGGCAGACAGTAAAGAAGCCATATTTTTTATTACACTATATGAAAAAAAATAGTTTTAAATATTATTGTCGTTCTAGATTATCTATTCTAATTTTCAATTGTTCTATTTCAGATTGCTGCTCTTTTATTCCCTCTACAATTACAGCCACAATTTTAGAATAATCGACAATTCTTGCGTCCGGTATTTCTTCGCTCATCTTCCATTTCATCACAAATTCTGGAAAAATTTGTTCTAATTCTTGAGCTATAAATCCAATGCAATCAACATCTAAAGGGAAATCTTTATTTTGATAATTATTTATAGTTTCATTCCAATTATATTTGACTCCACGCATTTTTAATATTTTGGGCAAAATATTTTGTACTGTTTCTATATTTCTTTTAAATCTAATATCTGATGGAGAGCCAGCGGAACCAGTAGATCCAATAGACCCTCTACTGCCTGTAGACCCTATAGATCCTATCGACCCAGTTGATCCTATCCCGCCAGTGCCACCAGTAGCGCCTGTGCCGCCAGTAGCGCCAGTGCCACCGGTAGCGCCAGTGCCACCGGTAGCGCCAGTGCCGCCAGTACCGCCTATGGAACCTCTACTCCCTGTAGATCCTATCGACCCAGTTGATCCTATCCCGCCAGTGCCACCAGTAGCGCCTGTACCACCAGTACCACCAGTAGCGCCAGTACCTCCTGTAGCTCCTGAAGTTCCTGAAGTTCCAGAAGATCCGCCACCTCCCGTAGCGCCAGTACCACCGGTAGCGCCAGTGCCGCCAGTAGCGCCAGTACCACCAGTAGCGCCAGTACCACCTGTGCCGCCTGTAGATCCTATCGACCCAGTTGATCCTATCGACCCAGTTGATCCTATTCCACCAGTACCACCAGTA